CTTATTTTTTTCACGTTCTACAATTTTACGAGACCAAGAAAAACCTGCATCTCCGCCCCAAGCTAACCACATAATCTTTCCATTAGAAGGATTCTCTGCGTTATCCCAGTCCTTACCCTTCTTATCTACTTCATGGCGTGAGAAAAAAGAATACATACGCTTTACTGTAGAAAGGCTTAGTGTCTCACCACGAGCAAGTTGTCCTGCACGAGTCCATCCTACTGCAGTTCCAGCACCCTTTGCTTTACCCTGCTCTTTTAATTTAATTGCACGACGGGCTGCTGATTGCATACCTGCTGTCGGTTTGTACCCTTCTGTTGCCATTTTATTTCTCCTTTACGTTTATAACTTTTACGTTTTTAATTTCATCATCTACGCCAAATATGTCGTTGGCATAATCTAAAGCATCGCCCTCATCAAAGGCTTCTACTTCTACATCTACTTCAAGTTTTACTTTATATTTTTTCATTTACTTACCGCAAGTAGGGCACTTTTTTGATTTTTCTGCAGGCTTTGCTGCAGGCTTTGCTGCTCCACCAAACTTAGGTCTACCAAATCCTACAATTGAAATTTGTTCTCCAGCTTTATTCTTTTTAAATGCACGAAGTTTCTTTGAAACCTGTCCGCCATTTCTTTGACTTCCTTTTTTATCTGGACTAGTATTTCCTTCAATACACCAAACAGTTCCGTCTTCATTGTCTTTAATAACAATTCCTACGTGAGAAATTCTATCAACACCGTCTGAAGGGAAATCAAAATAAGCGATATCTCCTGGTTCTGGATCTGCTAAATCTCCATCAATCCAAGCACCAGCCTTCTTGAATGCTTGTGCTCCACCTGGAGTATAAACAGTATTTGGAACTTTTACACCAGCTTCATTGGCACACCACATAACAAATGATCCGCACCATGGTTGAAAGTTAGCTTTTGTAAATGCACCGTATTTAGTTTCATTATCTTTAGGACCTTCAATATATCCTAATTCTGCTGTAGCAACTTCAATTAAACGTGCCGCTGTACCTTGTTCTGCCATGATTAATCCTTATCCCAATCAGTGTCTACTGGTTGTACTTCTGGCATTGCGCCATCTGGCTTAGCTGCTAAACGTGCTGCGACTGCATCAATTTCTGCTTCAAGCTTTTTATCTGCTTGTGTATTTTTAGCATCCATCTCTTTATTATCAAGTTGTGCTTTCATAATATCTTTAGCACCTGATTGACCAATTAATAGTCCAGCAAGTGTTCCTGTAATAAATGTTGCAACAGATCCAAGTACGTTGAAAAACATTTTATCATTTTCTGATTGTGCTCCAATTGGTTGTGTTACAAATAAAAGTCCATATAATATTCCTAATGATGTAGCCAATAGGATTGTTCCAAGCGTAATTCCTAAAATAAATTTTAATCTAGCGTCCAGATCTTGTGGACTTAGTCTTTCTTTAGCCATTTGTTGTACCTGTTTCAGTAGTAGTAGTTGATGCTTTACCAATTACATCTTTAGTGCATGTGCCTGATGCTTCACAAATTGGAGGATTGCATTCCGCCTTCTCCCAATTAGCAGGGTCTTGGCATGGGTATCTATATGATCCCTGATAGCCACAGCTAGTTAATGATAGCATTAATAGACCTGACAAAGCAATAGTAGTTATTCTCTTCATAACCCTATTATATCATTTATTCGTCTTTTTCTGCCCGCTCTCTAATTCCTATGGTTAGGAACCATAGTGCTACAGAGGCTAGGGTTACATAGCCCACTACTGTTTTAGCGCTTCCCTCTAATACTACCCAGGCTACAAAAAACCCTAGGAACGTGAAGTTTTCGCTAAGTATAGCTATTGCTCTTTTTTTCAACCAGTTCATAATTTACCCCCTTATTCTTAAAATTGCGCTGCCAAGAATCACTTGACCAACTAAAATTGCTGCTACTAAAACTTCCTTGGCTTTTTGTCTTTCTTGTGGACTCATATCTGCCCCAATATTTGCCAATGCCTTAAATACTTCACATTTTTGCTCTTCGGTTAATCCTTCAATTGCTTCGTCTGGATTAAAACATCCCGCAATTGCATTTACTAATGCAGCAGGTGATTCTAATGTAAGTAATGCTGAAGCAACTTCTGCTGTAATGACAACAGGATTTCCATTAATATCGGTTCTAACTTCTACTGGTATTTCGGGTGGAAGGTCACGATATTCAAGACCTGCCTCCGCAATGGCTGATGCAGTTACTGGCTCACCATTTGAAGATTGAATTAATGCATCTGCAACTAATTCTTTTTCGGCAAGTGTAAACTTACCATCTGCTGTTAATGCTTCAGAAAGATTATTAACCTCAGAAGATGTTATTTCTCCGTCAGACATTAATGCATCTAATACTGCTTCTGCATCTGATGCTGTTAAATTTCCATCACTAATTAAATTTTCTACTACTGAAATAATTTCTTCTACAGTTAATGGTGTCTCTTCTGCAGGTGGCTCCACAGCAGGTGGCTCTTCTGCAGGTGGCTCTTCTGCGGGTGGTTCCACAACTGGTGGTTCTTCTGCGGGTGGTTCCACAACTGGTGGTTCTTCTGCGGGTGGTTCCACAACTGGTGGCTCTTCTGCGGGTGGTTCCACAACTGGTGGTTCTTCTGCGGGTGGTTGTACAACTGGTGGAAGATCTATTATAACTGGTGGTTGTGCAGGAGGATTAGCAATTAAATTTGAACTTTGAGTAGATGGTATAGAAACAATAGTTTCAGAATATTGACTTACTGGTCCAGACCAGTTAGCAATTCTTATTGAATATGTCGCTCCTTCTTCAAGTCCTGTGAGTTGTATAGACTCTGGGGCACCATCAGTATTTAATGTTTGTCCAGCATATGGGTTATCTGCATTTGGAGTAACTGCAACTACTTGATAAAACCAAGTGTTTGGTGTATATCCAGTTGGTAATTCTGGAGCAACTGTTACCGTAGTTCCCTGAACAATTGTTTCTGAAATAATTGGAGCAGGGGTAGGAATCTTATTAGATATTGCAGTAGTTAATTCTTGAGAATTTGTGTTTAATTCTGTTTGTAAATTTGTTTTTGTATTAGAAATTGTATTTATTGAATTGTTTAAAGATGATATATTTGATGCAAGCGTGGCATTTGCAGCATTATTTATAGCATTTTGAGTAACTACTGGAGTTAAGCTTTGATTAAGTTGAGCAATAGTAGCATTTGCTGAGTCAACTGCGGCTTGAACAGATGATGTATTTGGATCAACATATGGAGTAAATGACGCACCTTGACTTATTTGTCCAGCAAATCCAGATCCAGGGTTATTGTCTGTAATTGGAATAACTGTCCCATTGTTTGTTTGTCTATAATTAAATCTTGCACCATTAGGAATTGGGCCAGTAGCACTGACATTTGCTATCCATGCACCATCTGTTGGATTAACATCAGCATTAAATCTTATTTGAACCATCTGTGTAGAAGCATCCATTTGAGGATAAGGACGAACATCCCAAGCAATATCTAAACTTGTTCCAGTAGTTGCATATGTAATTCCTGTTCCAGTACTCCAGGTAGTCCAGTCCCAACCAGCAATAGAAACTGATGGTGCAGTCGGTGTCTGATAATAGATCCACCCTTGGTCTACGCCAAAAGTTATTGTTGCATTTGATCCAACATATACGTTATTATATAAAGTTCCCCCCATTTGCATTCCAAATGGTAAATTCATTCTTATTCCAGCATCATCTACTCCAGCCAATACGTTAGTGCTAGTTCCAATTGTTGCCTGTAAATTATTTACTGCTGTTTGAGCATTATCAATAGCAATATTTGCTTGAGTTAATTCTGTTTGTGCTGTTGCTTGTGCTGCTACAGAAGCATTTCTTGCAACAACTACTTCTGATACTGCTGTTTGAACAGTTGATGTATCTATATTATTTATTGCAGTTTGTGCTGTAGATACGGTTTGTTTAGCATCTTGAACTATTTGTGAATTTTGATCTACTGGAGTAACAGATAAATCTACTGCATTAATTGTAGCTGTTGCTGTATCTACTGCAGCCACACTAGATTGAGCTGTACTAACTAATTGATTAACTTGGGATATAGCAGCAGAAGCTTCTACTCTTTCGGCCTGTGCAACAGATATTAAAGCTGTAGCAGTGTCTGTTGCTGCTATTGCTTGTTGAACTTCTGTTGTGGCGGTTGCAAGTGCCGTGTTAACAGCTTGTTGTGCAGGACTTACAACTACCTGTTCTGCTGGAGCTGGTGGCTCATCAGCATAAGAAGATGTTGGTCCAAAAATAAAAAGCCAGCCTACAACAATCAGGCTGGTTAGTAGGTATTTTGCCCTTCTAGTCAATTAGGTTTCTCCTAAGTAAAACAATACTTTTGTTTACTTAAGAATTATAACACAATGATCTTATTAAATTAAACTAGTTAACTACTTTGGATTATCTGTTTTGTAAAAGCCACTGCCTTTAAACTGAATGCCAAATCCGCCATAGTGTCTTTGCAATCTCTTACCACATTCATTACACAAGTATGTTGGTTCTACAGAAGTTATTGATCTTTCTTTAGGGACTATACTATCTGGTGAACACTCACACTTATACTCGTAAATAGGCATTACTTACCGCTCTTTTTTCTCTTTTCTGCTAAGGCTGCAAAATCTTTGACCTTAGTTTCTCCCATATATGACCATGCATAGCCATCTTCAATCATCTGTTCATTAACCGACTTTGTATTGCCATCAATATAGACCCAGCCAAGTATTCTTCCATACTTCTCTGAACTGTCTGGTTTTTCTGTCTTTACAACTATTTCTTTAGCATCTTTAAACTTATACTTCAAATAATCTTTTGCTTCAATTCCCAAACTTTTTTCAAACTTATCTGAGGTTCTAGATTCTGGAGTATCAATCCCAGCCAATCTTAATCTTTGAGAATAGGAGATGCTGAATCCAAGATCGATATCAACATCAATGGTGTCTCCGTCCACTATTTTTGTGACTTGCTTAACTCTGTATTCAAACATAATTCTCCTTAAATTTTAATGAGCAGTTTCGGGACATGCTCAGGTCCATCCTTCGGGTAGCGACCCGAATAATCTGCGACTCCCCAGTGACGGGGTGCAGATCTTTATTATACTATTTATTTGACCTTAATAGTCTTAGGCTTTTTCTCTTCTGGTAGAATGCGTACAATATCAATCTTAAGCATTCCATCCTTTAGTTCCGCAGCCTTTACTTCCATATACTCACCAAGGGCCCACTCACGAGTAAATTTACGGGCAGCAATTCCACGGTGGATAAACTTCGAATCGTTATCCTCTGTGTTTAATTCTCCCTTTACGGTAAGTTTGCCATCTGCTGTTGATACATCAATATCTGTTTTACTAAAACCAGCAACGGCTAATTCGACAACAAAATTGTCTTCGTCTACCTTGATTACATTATATGGCGGATAGTTAGTTGCGCTAGATACATTTTGAACATGATTCCATGTATCTAAAGCCCTATCAAATCCAATAAAAAATGGGTCCTTGAAAAGGTCCCATGCGAAATGTGTTGTTACCATTTTATTCCTCCTTCAAGCGAATAAGTTAATTTGTGTGGGTCCCTGACGGCGACCCACATATATTATACCAAATTATATTTTGAATTACAAAATTCTTTTTTGTTCTTTTGCCTTTTCTTCATTTGCTGTTGCGGCATATAAAGCTCTTTGGTGAGCGGCTGCCCTGCTTTTACTTGGGTGGCAACCCTTTAATTCACCTTTGTCATTCACTACTGCCCAACCTTTACATCCAGCAACATTTTGTTTTACATTGTATGGCATATATCCTCCTAATTAATTGTTTGCTTTAAGCTAGATCGTAACCACCAGCCCCAGAACTCGTGCTTATCTTGACGATCTGCCAAGAAATTTGCAAGGCCCTGCTCCTTTTGAAGAGTTGCTTCATCAAACATTACTTTGATATCAGAAATCATTTTATCATTCATTGTCAATAGTTGTCTTGTCATTGATACTGGAGAATTAGAATCTAGCTGAACATCTCCATAATTATTATTAGAAATAAAATCTGTAAGAGTATAAGGAGCAACAACATCAAACTTTCTCAACCATTCTGAAATTGTATCAATTGTGTCATCAATATCTTCATAAATTTCTTTAAAAAATGCATGGTATTGTGTAAATAATGGACCCTCTACGTTCCAATGAAATCCATGTGCTGTGCTTTTAAATACAACAGAATTTGCCTGCCATGTTTTAAGCATATTAATTAATCTATCCATCTTGTCTCCTAATCGTTAGGGATATCCTTGTTTAAATCCATTTCAACAAGCCCTTTTTCTTTTGCCACTCTATGTCCTTCTGGCGTAAGATGAAGTGTGGCTTCTAAGTTTTCATCATACTCTACTTCAATAAAACCCTGTTCGTATAATTCCATTAATGATCTATCTACATATTCTGTATGAGATTGCCATAATTCTGGAGCTATGTCTTTAGCAAGGTCTGTTATGCTATAAATAATTTCTCCGCTTTCATCTACTCCCTCAAAACTAACTGCACCAATTTCTAGGTAGTAAGCTAACTTTTCATCACTTTCATCTGGCTCTTGCATTATTCTCCTTTGTGCAACAGGTAGGACTTGAACCTACGATAGCCGAATTATGAGTTCGGGGCCTTAACCAACTTGGCTACTGTTTCCAAGTATCTATTGTAACGTTCCGTCTTCATTTTTGTCAATGGTAGTCTCTACTATTTGCTGAACATATTCAGAAAAATGCTTTCTAATATTTCCAGCTGGCCTAGAACCCAAAGATTTCCATAACCTCTTATATTCTATCACATTTGCAAAACTTGTGGGACATAGCATTACGCCACCATATTCTTTAAGTGTTGTAGGAAGCGGAACATGCTTACCACAACATTTACATTCCTTAGCTTTTTCTTGATATATACTCATACTATTTCCATTCCGTCTAGTGCATTTGACAATGCTTGAGGCATCCTTGGAGGCCTTATCATATTTGTCGATATAGTTTCTTCTTCTTCTCTATCCCACTTTAAAGAATCATAGGTATGTATATCTATTGTTTCATTGTTTTGTGGTTTGCTTCTGCTTATAGCATTATAAACAGATCCACAAACTGCATCAGCCAAGTCTTTTGAACCTTTTCTTGGGTGATCAACTCTATCTCTCATAATTTTTAATTGAAGTAATTCGTCTATCAGAAGTTTTATAGCTGGACCACTTAATCTGTCTTCTGCTACAACCATTGCCATATCGTCATAATGTTTCTTAGAAACAGATAGCGTTTCTGTATTAATTCCATATTGTTTTAATTGCTGCATCATATCATGAGAGTTCCAGCGGTCAAAAGTACAGACACGTATTTTAAATCCTTTAGTTCTAAGAGAAAGAATATAGTCTTTAACTTCTGTAAAGTCTACGGATTTATCTGGAGTTGGGGTCCAGTATCTTACTACATCAACTTCTACAATTGGTGCTGGTTGAGAGTATGTATCTGTAACTTTTACATTGACCCATTTTTGTACGTGAGACATTGCTACAGCACAATGGTCATGTTTTTGTGCTAAGTCTACGTGAATAAAATATTCTTTATCTGGATCTGGCGCAAACCAATCTTCAAATCTTCCAAAACTATCTACTGCTATGGCCATATTGCTAAAAGCTTTTTCAATCTTTTCTCGTGATTTAAAAAATGCGTCAATTGCTTCAGACGGCATACATGCAAATCTTCCCAGAGCATCTGGAGCATTTTTATAAAATGCCACTTTAAAATCATCAATAGATCTGGTTGGATTAATTTCCCAAGTAGGTCTTCTTAGTGCATACATTCTAGGATACTTGTAAGATAAAATATGATCTTCTTCCCACTCAATATCAAATTCATTTCCTTCTGTTCCATCTGGAAGATTTTCATCTAATTTAAAATGATGTGTTCTATTAATAACTTCTTTTTCTGCAACTACGTCATCATATCTTTGCTGAATATAATCATTTTTATATCTAGGAAATGAGAGCAGAATTACCTTGCCATAATCTGGAAAACGAGAGTCTACTGAGGCACGATACATTTCATATATAAGGCTTCCAGTCTTTGCTTGCTCATGACCAGTTGTATTCTCTACGCTAAAACCAGAAATTTCATCAAGGATAACCACAATTACGTTATAGCCTTCCCATGCTTCACGCTCTGAGTGACCTGAATGCACCGTAATATTTTTATTAAATTTAATTTCAGAAGCTTTTTCTGTATACTTTCCAACAAACCAAGCACATTTATCTATGCGTGTTCTAAAACCTTTAAAGAATACGTTATTCGCCTGCTGTGCGTTGATAGCAATATTAATAATATCAATAGAGTCTCCAGGTGGTTTACCGTAATATGATGCTGGATCCTTGAGGCACAATAGTAAATATACTATATAGGCTACTGATATGGTTGAACAATAATCTTTTCCAGATCCTTTACCTAATTGAGCAACAACCTCATTAGCCGTTTGCTTAAACATTCTTTTGCCTTCATCTTCACCAAATAGTTTTATAAGCGTAGACTCTTTATACACCTGTGAAGATTTTTCAATTAATGTATATTGATATTCAGAAAGTGGTGGAAGCCCCAAGTACTCTGGGCTTGTAACAAAAGTTCTTAAGTCTACTGGGCGTTCATCAAACTCTTCGCCGTCTAGCATGTCAATTAAATCATTAAAATTAAGATCCATTATATAGACCACCAGCCCTGCGGAGTAGCTTTTCCACTATCAATCCATTCTTTGTGTACTTTTGCTACTTCTTTCCAGTCAATTCTATGTGTAGGCAGGCCACATTTTGGGCACAAATCTGTGTCCATTTCTTTATAAACATGCTCACAATACATTAGCCTCTTCTTCGTTTAGTACAACTGGTTCAACAATACCAGTAATTTGAGAAAGTCTTTTTGCCACATCCATCTTACATTTTGGACATGCCGCTGTTACCTCTTTTAATATTTTTACAAGAATATCTTGTTTGCGTTCTGTCTCTGCAATTTGATTTGCTAGTTCGGCATTATCAAGTAAACCAACTTCTTGAAGCATACCAATTCTTTTGCCTTCAATATCAGCAATTAGTTTAAGCGCTCCTGATTTAACACTTAGTTGTCCAGCCTGGTCTGCATCTTCTACCGTCTTCCACGCTTCTTTAATTAACATGGCGTAGTGTTGGTCTGCTCCTGAGATAGCCTCTTTAGCCCTCTCACGGGCCGCTGTGTCGTTGTGTACAACGCTCTTCCACTCATCTATCAACTCAACAACTTCGGCTCTCTTAAAGCCTGTGAGGGTAGAAATTTGGGTTGGGTTATTACCTTTTAGCAGTTCTGAGACCACTACATTCATGCGATCAAAATGATCAGCTAATTCTATTTCAGACATATCTTAGAGTATACTCTTAGTCGACTAAAAAATCAACTGGATTTAGCTATTTTATATAATACTAGGTATCCTATGAGATCATCTATATCATTATCCCCTGCAAATCCCTGATTATTCTTTACCCTATTTAGTTTATCATCAATGCGAACTTTTAATTGTTCTGTTGCATCCGTAGTAGAAAATATTCTAATTGGGTTCAAGGCTGAGTCTCCGTATGATATATTCTTATCAATAAGCATATGGGCAATCTCATGGCATGCCGCCCAGATCTTTGACCCAGATGGAGCACCTACTGAATGAAGGTATAGGTCTTCACACTTAAAATCTGGTGCATCTTGAAATACTGGTCTTAACATTATCTAGTCCTCATTACTGCAATAAAGTGATCGTCTATAGGATTATTTGGATCTGCTGTATGCTCTATGCTTTCCATTATAAAATATTTTTCTAGAATTGGCAATACCTTTGTTTCAGAATGATCAATCCATGTTCTACTATGTATAACTATTTTATCAGTGATTGTAGAAATATCATTTAAATATTCATTTAGTTCGGAATCTTCTATGTGTTGAAATACTAAACTGGCAAGAACCAAATCAAATCTAAAGCTTTTAACCGTGCTCCAGTCTGACGTATACAATATACTATTTGATTTATTCTCATCTGGAACTAATGAGATCATGCTAGGCAAATCAAATCCTACAACTTTTTTATAATCTTTAGATAAAGCAATGGTATTTCTTCCCACTCCGCATCCAAAATCTAACGCATATTGGCTGCGACCTTCTGAGCTTTTGGTTAATGAAATAACCTCACCATATATTGGCATATCTTTAAACTCACCGTTATATCCAGTTAAAATTAAATCTCCAGCATTATCTGCCGTTGCATTTAGCCATACTTCTTTAGTCATCTTTTTTTAATTAGCCCAAACTTATCTAGGTATCTCTGTATGGTCATTGCAGAGACTTTACATTCATCAGCAATCTCAGTTACTGTTTTCTTTTGTACTACATATCTTCGATATAGCCATGTCTGACTTTGATATAATTTCATTTTTTTCTCAAAACAATATTAATAAAATCTTCACCAATAACATTACCGACATTTGTTTTTACTCCAAATGTATTATATAAATTATAATTTCTAGTTATATAATTTAAAAATGATACAGGTTGATTTTTTCCAAGTTCAATAACTATGATAGGACAATTAAGAGTATTTTCTGAAAACCCTTCAAAAGCAAACTTTTCATATCCTTCTATATCTAGTTTTATAATGTCTGGAGTTTCATCATAAATATCTGAAAGCTTTTTTAGTTCTACCTGTTCTTTTGAATATGGTCCCCAAGCCTCTGGGTGCTCGTAGTTTTCAGTAATTGGAATGTATGATCCACCAATATTGTGTGGAATAATACGTATCTCAGCAGACTTATTTTCATTAGAAAGCCCAAACGAGTTTACTGCTATTGGTGCACAATCTGAATAATCATTTAGCTTCTTGCCCTCTTCATATAAGTCAACAAATCTTTTTAATGGCTCAAACGCAATTACAGATCCCGTTGGCCCAGCGCATCTTGCCATAACTTCTGTAAAATATCCATTATGCGAACCTATATCTAAACATTTCCAACCAGGTTTTACTGTTTCTATTAAGAAGCTGGTAAGGTCTGGCTCCCACATTCCAGAATTTCTTAAAGAATTTTGAATAATCCTATCTTCTTCATCTCCTGCATAAACATAAAATGAATCCAATGCTCTATAATATTTATCAATGTTATCTATATTTTCTGGATATAAAATCATCTTTCTGTCAACACCTTGTTTGCATAATGAGCAATGCCGAATGCATCTGCTACGTCAAAATCTGTTAAGTTTATTCCGTACTTATTATTAAAATAATCTACGGTTCTTTGTTTACGCATGTTGCGTAATTGATTTTTATACCAAGAGTCTGCGTACCCTGGATTCTTTACTCTTATTGCTTGCTTTTCATCTTTAGTTGGATTTTTGTTTCCGATATAAGCCTGCCAAGAACTGGGTGATATGGTTATAACGCTAGATCCACTTGCCATAAGCTCAGCAATAACAACACCGTACACATAAGATAATTTTATCACAGCATCAGGAGATCTGACAAGTATGGCGCCTTCTACGGCAATATAGTCTGATTTTAGTTCATCAATCATTGCGTGAGTATTTACTTTAGCGTTATATATTTTTTCATATATATCTGATCCAACCAAGTTAATCTTACCCCATTTTAATGGTTTATCATTTTCCATGAGGCAGAAAGCAACAGAGTTTGTTGAAGCATCAATGCCCAATACTCTGTTTGCCTTAGTCTTTACAAGATCAGCTAATTTCATCTAACATTCCTTTAATTTTAGTTCTTTTTGTTATATCTATTTTTTTCTGACATGAAGCGCATAAAGGAGTTTCATTGTATCTACTTAATTGAGAACCACATTTTTTGCAACCACGGGTGGCACCATTTCTTATAGCCTTTTTTTCATAATATTTTTCCATGATACGCCTGTTTGTAGCAACACGGCAACACTCATCTGTACAATACTTTTGATTATGAGTCTTTGGCTCAAAATCTTTAGCACATTCTTTATTAGCGCATATCATAATTTTGGAACCTTATATGTTTCTATTTGAACCGTTCCTATTAATCCAGAGTAGCATTCCTTTTTGATTGGACAGTATGTGCATGGCATCTTAGACTTTGATGCCCCTTCTGGACGCATTGGAAGATCTCCTTCTTTAAAATTATCCCACACTTCACACATCCACAAAAATGCTTCTTCTATTATTTCAGTATTTTTTTCATTCATAGAAACTGGAATAACAATTAATTCTTGAGTATTTTTATTTTCATACAAGAAGAAACCTTCTTTAGCATTTTTTAATTTCATATAAGTAAGTAATTGTAGAAGGTGATTAGCTGTAGGCTTCATCTCGGATTGACGTGCATCCCAGACTTCTTGCTTAGCGGTTTTAATTTCACCAATTACGGTTTCATTATCATATTCCATAATTAAATCTATAAATCCACGAATAGGCGGATACTCATTAATAATTTCTTCTTCTTCTGCTCTAAATTCTGGCATTGTAGCAATTAGCTTTTGAAGTCTTTCATGTGCCTGTGTTCCCTGAGCCATATTAGCAACTGCTACGGCATCATTGTCATCAATAAACATTGCACCACTAAAAGCCATATACCAATATCTAGGACATGTCCCATGCCCATAACCAAGGGAGCTGGGACTAAATGATTTCTTAGTCATTTCTCCATCTGCACGTTTTGTATTTCTGTATGACTCATCAAGCAATTGTGCAAATCTTTCTGGATCAAAGTGCTTGCCCGTGTGCTTCTTAAACTTGAGGTTTTTTACTATATCTCTACCCATTATGAACTATACCTAACGACATACTTAAGTGCATCTACAAGTTTGTCTATGGACTCCTTCGCTGAATAATAAATATTCTTTTTATTGTTATTTACTGTGCCTGCTTTATCTTTAGCAATTGTAGAATATACAGAAGCCATCATTGAAAACTTCGTAGACATTGCTTGCAATTCTATAATAAGATAAGGCGCTTTAGCAGAAGGAACATCTGGATTTAAAAGAAGCTTTACAACAATAGCCAAAGCCTTGTCCAGTTGTTCATCTTTCATGTATTCATGAAGATCATTAAATTCTGTAATAGAACTAATTAACTCTAAAGTATTTTTATCGTCCGCCATTTTTTGCTTTCTCTCTCTTATCTAATTTATCAATAAATAAACCTAGTGGGTATCCTAGTGCGAAGCCAATCAGAATTCCTAAAATAAATAAATCCATTAGATAAACCTCTGAACAATTCCATAGCCTATCCAGAGCCCAACAATTCCCATCAATCCAGCAAATACTGGTGGTGCTGGAATGGGTAGTTTAAAAATACTAAATATTCCTCCTACTGCTGCTCCAGTTAATGTTGTATACAATATTTCTTTCATTACTTAACCTTCTTATGATTAGCTTTGTAGGGGCCTAAATCGGCCTTTACGGTGCCATCTTTTCTAAGCCTGACGATTCTTCCATTTTTAATAACTGTCTTATTAAATGGTATTTTATTATTTGATCCCATTGTTATCCTCCCAGAACTGAATTAGTTCTTCTAATACTGCCCACTCAATAATTCCAAGACGTACCTTAGAATCTGTTCCTATAATAATTTTTAATGCTGGATGCATATCTCTGCTTACTTTAAAAGTATCAGTACAGATCTTAGACCATACTGGTTTATTTAAAGTAAACGATGCAGAGGCTTCTTTATAATCAACTACAAACTGTTTCCATTTAGCATCACCTTTTTGATAGTCTCCACGCCCACTGTTCTTTTGAGCTTTAGCACCATCACGTTTTACTTCAGATCTTTCAGACATTAATTTACCTTAAATGAATTTTTATGACCATCTGGACATTCCCAAGTCATGGTTAAAGATACTGCATTCCAAAAATATTCATCCGCATCTTTGTCACATTTAGCACACGGTTTCTTTCCGCCAAATCTTTCTAGCTCTGGTGGTTGAATCTTTTCTTTTGAAAAAAACTCATTAAGATTTGGCACGTATATCCTCCTGCAATTTTTCAACTACTTTTGGATTTTCACGAAGATATTGAACTGCTTTTGCTCTGCCCTGAAATCTTTCTCCATTAACTGTATACCAGGCTCCACCTTTTTCTACAATGCCACACATTTCTGCAACATCAAGGGTTTCTCCTATTGCATCTACTCCAAGCGTCTCGCCTTGATAATAGAAGTCATACTGTCCTGATAAGTTTGGTGGACCAACTTTATTATAATCAATAATCCAGTTTACTGGACGACCTACTCTTTGCTCAATAATCTTATCGCCAACCTTAATGCCAGCCTTGATAGCATTAGCTTCAGCCTCTGAAGACCATAATTTAATAACTGTAGAGGAGAAGAATTTAACTGCCATCCCTCCCGTTGGGATATGACTTGCATGCATTGATCCGAATTGATTACGCTGTTGAGAGATAAGGACAAGAAGCGTATTCTTGTTCGCATAGTTAAGCATTTTAACCGCATGTGTCATATCCTTTGCTTCTGCACCGATTTGTTTTGTATCTTGCAAATCTTTTAAATCACTACCATCTTTTTCAAAGTAAATTGCTGGAAGCAGTGCTGAAATTGAATCTACAACAATCATATCAACTTCTGCATCCATGAGTTTTGTCGCTACATCTACCATATCATTTACTGTTTTAGCTGGAGAATAAATTAGTTTTGTAGAATCTACTCCTAATTGTTCTGCCCATGCTGGATCATATGAATGTTCAGCATCAATCCAAGCACATGTTTTTCCTTCTTTTTGTGCTAACGCAATCATCTGTAAACAGAAAGAAGATTTGCCCGCAGATTTATTTCCCCAAACAAGAATCTGTCTTCCATATGCTAGGCCACCCTTAAGGGCAAGGTTTAATCCAATACTTGGAGTTGCCTGCTTATCTATGTTAACATCTACTGCTGATTGAACTCTTGCTCTTGTTTTTGGGTCTAACTTTGCTAATACATCATCTAGTACTAATTTCATTATTATTCTTTCTTCTCTCTGCTTATTATATCATTAAAATAGGTTGCCGTGAAGTCTTGGACGCTCTTTATTTTTATTTACTTTTGCTTCCAAAATTTCATCTAAGCTATGCAATATCTGCTCTTCGTTTCTCATTGCAGCATAAACATCCAGAAGCCTAATAATAACATCAGCCATTTCTTCTACAATATTTTCGCTACCCTTTGATTTTCTAATTGCCTCTAATACTTCAGTAACTTCTGAATGTACAAGGGCAAGCTTATTGCCAACTTTGTCATGAGAATACTCTCCATCCCAAAACCCCTTTTCTTTTGCTGTTTCATGAAGCATTGCGGCCAATGCATCTAATCCGTACTCTGTTATAAGACTATTGCTGTTCAACTGTATCCCTTAAACTAAATGTAAATGATGGAACATTCTCATCATAATCAATTACTAATTCTTTTCCTGTAGATCCTGCATCTAAAAATCTTAGAGTTGGTACAGTTAATTTTCCGTACTCTTCTAAAATGGCGATCAAGACCTGATTCATGCTTATAGAAGTAATTAAACCGTCTATGTTTTCTGTCATTTTATTTCCTTAATCATCAGGGTGCCGTCATCCAATTTGGATAAAATTACCTGACACTTCATTCCCTCACGCATTTTTGCTAAGGCGATCTTATACATACTAGAGAAAACAATTGCTCTAGTTAAATTTTTATCTTTATCTGATAATACTATATGTGCCATAGTTTTACCAGCTTTTGTTTTATATGGAGTAAAATCTACTACAATATATTCTTTTTCATTTAAATCATATTCTTTTCTATATAAAAAGTCGACAAACGTATCTTTAGATTGAGGGTTAATGTCTTGAACCTTTACATACTTTGCAATTCTATTATCTCCAACTAAAATAAAATACATCTGTCCAGTTTCTATAGTAGTTTGTTCATTATGAAATAAACCTATAGCGCCAGTTTCATCAACAAGTTCTACTCTGGCCCAACCAGTTCCTCTTTTAATTGACTTTACCATTCCAAACATAACGAATGCTCCTAAATCATCAAAGTCTGATATTGGACGTGCTTGAGATTTAATTCTTGGAGGAAGATCTAAATTGAATGTAGGTATTCCTAAATATTCATAGTAGCTTTCTTTTTCTTTACCACTTCTAACATTGTCTTCAAATGCTGCTCCACCGATTGCGTTAAGTGCTGACACCGCTCTGCTATTAATACCGCTACCCTTGGCAGAAGCTTTTTGTATAAAATCGGCATAATCTAAATAAGGACGTTTATCAATAATTTTATTTGCAATACTATCTGATATATATTTTACTTCTGCTAAACCAAATCTAATAGCATCTTTTTGTAAAGAAAAATATATATCCGATTCATTAATATGTGGCAAAAGTACTTTTAGCCCAAGTCTTTTAGCTTCAATTAAATATTCCGTACGAACATCTTTATCATTTTCATTTTTAAGAATTGAAAACATAAACTCAAGAGGGTAATACTTTTTGAGCCAAGCCGTATAATAAGAGAGCATAGAATAAGCAACGGCGTGAGAGCGATTAAAAGAATAACCAGCATGAGCTTCAAAATCATGCCAAAGGTGCTGGGCTTGCTTTTTACTAATATGCTTCTCAGCCCCTTCAATAAACTTATCTTTGAATTGATCGAATTCTTTTGCATCTTTCTTCTTTCCAATAATTTTACGAACCTTGTCAGCCTCTGACCAAGTCATCCCGCCAAGGTGTACGCATGCTTGCATAACTTGTTCTTGATAAATAATAACCCCGTATGTATTTTCTGTAAATGGTTTCATAATTGGGTGTACGTACTGAACCGCTTCCTGCCCATGCTTACGTTTAATATAAGAAGCTCCCACAGTATTCATTGCACCTGGACGAACTAGAGCATTTGATGCCGCTAAATCTTCAAATTTATCTACACCCATTTTAATAAGTAAATTTGTATAAGGCGTTGCTTCAGCCTGAAATATACCTTTTGTATATCCTTCGCTAAGAGTTTTATAAACTTCTTTATCATCTAGAGGTAATTCTGAAAGAACAATATCTTTGCCTGTGCGATCTTTAATAGACTTTAAAGTGTCAGAAATAACAGAAAGAGTTTTAAGTCCGAGGGCGTCCAGTTTAATCAAACCAATATCAGCTACAGTATCCATGTCATATGCGACAACTGGAATTCTTCCAGATACTTGATCCTGAGCATCTTCACGAGATTCTACTGGTGCATACTTTCTAATATCATCTTTGGCTACAACAACGCCAGCAGCATGAACCCCAACGGATCGGATCTTGCCACGTAAACGTTCTGCTAACCATACAATTTCTGGATATTTAATCCTAAACTCTTTTGTATTTGGCGACTCTATAAAATCTTCAAATGTGTCAATTGATTTCATTGCACGATTAACATCAGACAATGGAACCATAAACACACGAGCAGCATCTCTAATTACACCCTTATCTTTAAAATAAGTGTAGGTAGAAATAGAAGCCACATGCTTAAACTTTTTCTTTAAATAATCTTTAACCTCTTTACGGCGGCGGTCTTCAAAGTCAGTATCAATATCAGGAAAGTCATTACGCTCAGGGTTAATAAAACGGAAGAACAATAAATCATATTCAATTGGGTCTACATCTGTAATTCCAAGGGAATAGCAGACTAGGGAGCCTGCAGCAGAACCACGACCAGGGCCAACCATAATATTGTTATCCTTAGCCCAATTAACCATATCTGCTACAACTAAGAAATATGAGGCAAATGATTTATCTTTAATTATAGATAACTCTTCCTCAAGCCTGTCCATATAGACCTTATCTTTGTCCAGAGATAGGCGTTTAAGGCCTTCTAAGGCCATCTGAGCCAGTTTCTGGTCAGCATTGGTCTTCGGTACAGGGAGAAGATCTAGCCCACTGTTAAAATCGTATTCTCCAATTTTAGAGGCTATCTCCATAGTATTATCAAATATATCTGTTCTCTCTATGCCAGCTTTTTTAAAGTCCGCCTCTATTTCAGCTCTAGTCTGAATAAATAGGTTATAGTCTACAAATGATATTTTTCTGTCAGGATAAAGATAGTTAAATCTATCTAACATATCTTTCATTTGACGAGACATTTCAAAGTCTGCTTCTTTATCTGCTTTTGGGGATGTAGATAGAATAAGCATGGCCTCTTCTAATATACGATCTTCTTCTTTGGCAAAGTGAGCATCTCCTGTTGCCACCGCCTTAATTTTAAGTTCATCTGCTAGCGATAGCAATCCTTCATTTATTTCTTTTGGATTATGAGACTGGACCTCAATATAAAAATCTTCACCGAAGGTTTTCTTAAAATCTTTAAGAATAAGTTTGGCTTCAGAGAACTCATTCTTTTCAATACATTTAGAAATAAGACCGTTAAGGCATCCAGATAACACAATAATGCCTTCCGCATATTCTTTAAGAATTTCTCTGTCAATACGTGGCTTATGATAAAAGCCTTCGTTCCATGCCAACTCTTGTAGAATATTTATATTCTCAAGACCCTTTTTATTTTTAGCCAATAAAATAATATGATTATATGCTTGAATAGATTTATCTGTTTTAGAGGAGCGGTCAAATCTATCTGTTGGTGATATGTACGCTTCTACTCCTAGGATTGGCTTTATGCCCTGTTCTTTACATGCAATTTGCATTTCACGATGTGATGATAATGTACCATGATCTGTAACTGCCAACGATGTTTGACCAGCATCTTTAGCTGCTTTAACAAGTTCGGCAGGAGAATTAAGGCCATCCATTAATGAATAGTATGAATGCACATGCAAATGTGTGAATGACATTAATTCTCCGCCTTTAACTTGATATTACCAGTCTACGCTGCTAGATGTAGCAGAAGACTCATCAGCATTAGTTCCATCGCCCATATAAAAAGCTTCTTGCTCTGCATATGGAACATGTCGTACTGCTGTTTTTTCTAGGTCAAACAATTCCAGACTAGAGAAGTCAAAAGGGGTTTCGTCTTTTGCTAGTGGAATGATTGTGTAGCTTGTATCTGTTTTAGAACCGTTACGCTTGATTCTCCACATCAAATTTGTGATGCTTCCCATCTCGCCAGCGTACTCAATCAAGGTAGGGGTGATTGTTTTTCCGCTTGTACCTTGTGAAAGAATTGCAACGTATGGCTCTTCTTTACCATCGTCTACCAATACATTAATGTATAGGCGTGTTCTGGCCTTCCAGCCAGCCTTTGGATCTTTGCGATGCTGTTCATTTGCCCAGTCACGACCCTCTGACTCCATTGTATCTAGAGCCTTACGACGGTAATCCTTTGGGTTGGTATGCTCTAGTGCGATAAATCCGCAACCAAGCTTATCATTATATGTTGGTGAATCTGGATCAAGCTCCTGCAGGAATCTAATCTTTACGCTTTCGCCATCTTCGATCTTTAGCCAGCGACCCTTATTTTCGTCGCCACTGTAAGTAGGCTTATCTAGTGCCTTGTTGAGGTCTTTTAGACCCTTTACTATACTCATTTATTTCTCCTCTGTAGTTGATGGTATATATCCATCTGTATTTTTTATTATATCACGAGTTCCAAGATCTGTATTCCATGTCGGATACAGAATTTTTAATGCAGGCTTTTATTTCTTGATCAGTCATATCCCCAGCATCTTTTGCATCATGAGGATATATCTTACCATATTCATACGAAGCCCACAAGAGGTCTTTGAATTTTAATTTATTGGCTATACTATATCCTAATTCCCTACCTGCAAGGTCATTATCTGTCATAATAGTTATTTTATTAAAATGTCTATTTAATAGATTGTGTTGTTCTGTTGACAAAAATCCTCCCAGTGTTGCCACAACATTTGGAAATCCAGCCTGATGTATACGTATTGCATCAAAGCTTGACTCAACAATTATAACGTGATCACCAATTTTTTTGGCACGATGTATATTAAATAATGTTTTGCTTTTAGGCAGATTAGTACTATTCTTAAATGCTTTACCTTCAATTGATCTACCTACAATTCCTATAGCAATCCCGTCTGGAGAATGAACTGGAACTGTAACCATATTCATATTTTCTGAATACCCTAACTCAAAGTGTTTTATTGATTCTAGATCTATGCCACGAGACTTAAAATACTCCTGAGCTTTATTGTTTGATATAAGTCCAGCATGAAGTTTATTTAGTGTATCAACAGAAAACTCTTCAAACACGGGTTTCTCTGCCATTGTTTCGGCTAACAGTTCATCAAAATTTTCTAGCGCTTCTGCTTCTTTAGATGATATAAAACGCATTGCCTCAAACTCTGTTTTACTCATTACACGTTTAACTAATTCCTGTAATGTTCCAGCTTCACCACATGCTGGGTTAAAACAAATAAAGGCACCCTTTTCACGACTTACGCTAAAACTTGAGGTGTGTCTATTAGAATGAAATGGACAGTAGCATAGAAAGTCGTTACTAGTCTCTCCAACAATATCAAGCCCTATTGATTTTAGGACTGACTTGATATGTGCTGGCGTGTAGTGCGTGGTATCGACTTCCCTTGTGTTATACCCTCTAATTGCCATGCCTTCTTCTTTCCCACATAAACACCATGGATGCTCATTAAGAACTTCCATGTCTCGCCTGTAAATTCTACCGAAAAAGCTGGATCTATGTCAAGTACTCTGACGTATCCCTTGCCCCTCATGTCTTGAATTAACAAATTTTCATACTGTGGCCTCAAGCTAATTAACTGAGAATTATCTTGAAACTGAACATCTATTTGAAATCTTTTAATTTTTCTGTGAGTCATTATTAATATCTGGTAGGTTCTCATAAATCGGAGTAATGACACCACGATTAATATCCCAGTCAAGATAGAAATCGAACTCATGTCCGTGTCTATTCTTTCTACTTACAACTTCAATCATATTGGTTCCTGGATATCTGTGGATAGCCATTGCCATATCAGCATCATATTCAATTGCCTTTGACCAAGCTACTTGGCTCATCATTGGAGGATTTTCTTGATCTGAAATATCATCTGCAGTTGCAGCAGTAATATCTATTACTGGAATGTTATTTGACACCGCAAGAAGTTTAAACTCACGAGAAATATTACGGTTACGTTCTACTTCAGAGTTACTTCTTTTGTTATCATTAAATAGTTGATGGTAATCTAAAATAACTAAGTCTGGTTTATGCTGGTCTATCTTACCTTGGATAGTTGCAGGAGTTACTTCTGCTGTTCCTTCATTTGATACAAGGATGAAAGAATTCTTTCCAGCAAACTTTTTCTGACCCCAAGCTTTAAACGTGTCAACATCTACATCTCCTTTTGAGAAATCAGAAGCCCTAAATAATCCAGAGCCCATCATTGTATAGATACGATCACGCATATTCTCAGGAGACATTTCAAGAGAAACAATCATTGGCTTAAAGCCCTGCTCCCACGCCTTACATGCTAGATAAGAAGTAAACCATGTCTTACCTTTTCCTGGCCAACCAATAGCAACAATTAAATGTCCTGGAGCCATTCCCGTAGGATACGCCTTATCAATAGCTTCAAAGCCTGTTAGAATTCCTGGACTTCCGCCCATTACTGCGGAACGTTCTTTTACTGAAAGAAAATGATTTTCTGCTGCTTCTAAATCAGTAACATCAACGTCACGGACATGATTAGTAAACTTGGACAAAGAAGCTAATTTACTTTGCATCTCTGAAAGAACACGAGATGCGGCATCTTCTTTGAGTGCTGAGCCAGACTGAATTAAAATAGATTTCAGCTTACTAGAAAGATATTCATTCTTTAATTTATCTAAATAATATCCAGTTTCACCTTTAGTTGTTACTGGCTCAAAATCTTTAAATCTTTCTACCAAGATACCGACTTCTGGAACAGCCTTAAACTTATAGTAGTAAGATTTTAGTGAGTCCCATATGTCACGATGTGATGTAAAGATCTCATCTACATTATCGGCGAGGAGTGTACTGATATCCTTATTCTTGCACACTGCGGATATTAGTTCTGCTTCTGTATTCATTCTTCTTCGCCCTCTACCATCTTCTTCGTCGCTTCCCTGAGAACACGACGGTTAGTAATATCTTTTTCAATCTCTGCTTTTAGATAATCAATCTTGTCAAAATTATAAAAGAAGAAATTGAGCGGATGCCCAGACTTACTAGTTTTAAAATAATATACAAGAAGCTCTACTGCACGATCATATCCTACACTATCTATTACGTCTTGCATAGCCCACTTCTCACGAAACTTATTAATGCGTGGTTTTCTGCCATACTTTTCTAAGTATAAAGATTCATACAGGCCAATTAAAACATATGGCTGCTTCTCATTTGCCATTCTTTAATTCCTGCTCTACTTCACGAGTTTTTTCAATAAGCTTATTCTCTACAAAGGTATAGACCCTCTCTGTGGCAGAATCTACGTTCTCGCCTTTTCTAACATCATCTTCAACGCCAATATTAATTCTTATGCTTTCATAGTTTCCTAGATTGCGTGTGAACGATAGATCCACCTTCACTCTTGTTTCTGCCATTACTCCGCCTTCCATACAGGTACAAATTTTCCATCTTCTGTCTTAGTATACAATATTAAATTATGTTTGAGAAGAGCCTTTAATTCTGATTTTGAGGGAAGATCCCTAATATGCCCAGCATCAATAATAAATTGATGAATGTCCAATATGTCCGATTCAGACAACATGTACTTAGACCATTTACTATCTGGGTTACTAATTGGATACATTTTTTGAGGCTGTTTAATTTTGCCCTGCAAAATATATTCTTCTATAGTAACCCTGTGCCTTCCTAGAATTTTACTAACTTCTATTACGGTATAGGCTTTTTCCATATTCTTATCTACTTGAGAATAAGAATACATAACTCTTTTTTTATCTAGGTAGCACCATGCAATTAATTCGTCTTTTGCTCTTGATAGTTTAAGTACTTTGTGTAGCTTACCATTTAAGAAGAAATAGACGAATTTTTTGCGTAGTCCCTGTCTGTTTTTTCTAGCCATTTACCGAATGCATTCGTTTCTTTATTAATCATCCACCGCTTTCCGCAAAGGATGCAAAACAATTCTGTATGAAGTTTTTGAGAGAATACCCTATCGATAAATACTCTTCCATTACATCTTTGACACTTCATCATAGCGAGAATGTCTTCCCATCAACAACACATGAATAGTCTGGAGCAATATGGATCATCTGAATATGTGGATAGTCATTTACAATATGAGCAATAGCAAATCCCTTTTGCCAATCATGGTGTTGACTATACTTCATTCCTGGCCCCTTTTCATCACACATGTGACCAATTTCATATCCACGAAGGGTTTCTCCTTCTCCGCCGTTTCTAAGTTCATATGTTACCATATGTGAAGCGATTCTGTGTGAGTGACCTCTGATAAGAGATACCTGTAAATCTTCCATATCTTTACGAACTGAACCAGTTGCAGCAATGGAAATTCCGTGATGTACGTGAACGTCTCCAAATCGACGCTTAGGTAGTTCGTTATAATAGATATACTCATAACCAAGGGAGTCCAACGACCATAGTGTTTCTGGTGTTACTTCCTTCATATAGTCAGGAAGCTTGGCATCCATATAATTGAAAATACGAACATCGTGATTACCTAATGCTGAAAACAATTGAGCATCTGGCAACATCTCACGAGTCTTAGTATAAAAATCTCTTGCACCCTTAGCTTCATGTCTCATCATGGGAACAATTAAATCTTTACTATCTGTTTTATGTAAATTCAAGAATTCGGCTGAGCGACCTTCTGTGTATTTACTGTAGCAGGCTTGATCATCGGTATCCCCAAGATAATCTACTACGTCTGGTTTAAACCATTTCATGACTTTAAACCATAGCGCAATCATCTTATCATCCTGATAAGGGAATTGCTGATCGGATGACAACATCCATTTTAAATCGTTTGTCATTTAACTTCCCTGCGTAAAAAAGGGTCACGGAGTCGTGACCTTGGTATTATCTAAATTGTAGCATATAAAATTGGCTTGTCAATAGGTATTATGCAATTGCTATAAAATAAAATCTACAGTTTCCGCCGTACTTTGCATCTCCGCCAACGCATCTAACCTTACACGATGCCGAAGATTCTGTTGCAGAAACTACTTGCGGCGAATAAATTAAAGCCTGATTTTTTCCTGAATAAGATTGAGTTAATATAATTGATTTAGGCTTAGACCCTAGGCCAGAATAATTAATTGTAAATGTGGACCATGTTCCTGTTTTTAATTCAACAATGTCAGATAGTCCAGAAATAAATTTAGGTATTGTTAGATCTGCTGCAGTAGAGGGCTCAAGGTTAATTGTGGTACCTGCAGTAGTAGTCTTTGGAATACTAGCCTGAAGCTTAGCAACTTCCTGCGCTAAAGACTGTATTACTGATGCATCAATTGGATCGCCGTCATTAAATGTAGGTATTGCCATTATAAGTTTTCTCCTAAATCATGTGCCAAAATTTCTTTTTCTGACACCTCAACTAATTTTGACCTATCTAAACCATATCTAATAAAAGAATCTGGATCAACAATGTGTCTTAGTTTATTTTGTGATACTAGATACATTTTACCATCGGAGACATTCTTGATCAAAGCGCCGTCTCGAAAGCCTAATTTACCTACTAATTTAATTCCTGATAAAGCTACCTCAGTTGCCAATACCGTAGTAAAGCACCAAGACTGGGCAGCCCTATCTGAAATCAATTTATATCTTTTGCCATCTTTTATCCAATATGTTGCTGATTCTGTTTTTACAGCAATTCCAGAAGGAAAATTAGTTGGCGATGTTATCAAGCTTTTCTGAATAGGCTTCTGCCGCTTCAAATTTAGCATCTTTTTCTTTCTCTTTTTGAGTTAGTTGTTCCATAGCATTAGTATAGTCTGCACGTAAAATTGCAATTTGAGTTTCATAGTTTGAAACTAATTCTCCAATACGTTGCTGTAATGCTGTAATTACTAAGTCGACTCTGTCGGCCATTGTTTCCTACTCTTCTGTAGTTGAAGTCAAGGAATCTCTTTCCGTGACAAGGGCTGCTCTTTTTGCATTTGCAGCAGCAATTCTAGTATTAATATTTGAAACCTGTGAAGCATCTGGATTTGAAGTAGAGTTTATCTCTAGCAAATCCAACTGCAGGCCATAAATTGAATAATCAACAGATTTAAGATGCTGACTTACAATGTTTAACTTTTCTTCATTTGTTAGTTCAATAGTCATATTAACCTCCTCCCATTATTATACCACTTGGTAGACTTTTTTCAAAGCAAAATCTATCCCAGCAAATTGTTCGTATTCAGCCAAGGTCCTTGACGAGCCTAGAGCATACTCCCCAACAATTTTATTTTCAATGATATTGGCTAATTCGTATTTTGATTTTTCATCTATATATTTAATCTCTTTAGGGAAATCTTCTCCAACCTGACGCCTTTGATTGTTTTCACCCCTAGTGCCATCATAATAAAGATGATATATATTTTGTTTTTTAGGAAGGAGTAAGTCATATCCATGAGTATACAATCTCATTGCTGTAAGTATTTCTTCTGCCCAAAAATACATATCTTTATTTGGCTTGATGGCAGCAATACCTCCATCAGAAAATATAGAGCCCCCAGAAACTGATCTAGTAAAAATATTATTATCAGGATTTGCTACTGCACGTTGATGAGGAATATAATCCCCATTTATAAAACTAAGATCTTGAATAAAATCTGTGTAAGATACATTTGTTTTATCGTTTAATATATTTAATCCATTTTCATTATATTCATAAGCTCCAGGATAGCAAGACAGTACGGGATTTAAGCCTATGTCTTTATAAAAATTATAGTTTTCAATTAATGATTTATCCCAGCCTTCTTCAAATCTAGTGTGGGAATCAATTTGTAAATAATAATCTTCTCCATTATATAATTCATTAGCTATATGCCTAGACGTTCCCTGCCCTAGATTATTTGGGGCCTCACTTATTTCTATTTTTATATTATTAAGATTTGGAATATTGATATCATTATTTCTATAATATGAAAGATGTACCCCAAAGTTAATTTGATTTTCTCCAGAACTTTTATACATGGCGTCTCTTATTGTTCTTCCTAATTCATAGTCGTGATATGACGGTATTTGAACAAATACTGAAGACATTACCATTTACCTATAGGACAGGAAGCATGCTTAACTTTTGTTTTTAATGCCATAAAACAGCCACACTTTTTACACTGTTTTGTCATGTTAATTAATTCTGGGCAAGACAGGCAGATTGAATATCTTTGATCAGCCACTTCTTCTTCAGCCCTCATACTTGGGTCTAGTAAATCCCAGGGCCTAGCGTCTCTGTCTTCTTGAGGTACAGGATTTTTTGCAGCCTCTTCTAGTTCACGTTGTTTTTTTTCTTTAAACAATTCCCATTTATTTTTTTCTGTCATTCTAATTCTCCTGGCAATACGAACTCATTATTAATATATTTCCATCCTGGAGCAATATATTCAGCATACTTGTCTTTTTCAGTATACCCAACAACTTTAGCATCAGAAAGCAATATAGAGTATATCATCTCATCGCATGCTAAAGTCTCAATTATTTCATTATCTTTAATTAAATCTACATAAAACTCTCCATTAATTTCTGGAATAGATCCTTCTTTAAATTCATCTATAGTTTCCATGAAATCCGCAAACCACCTATCTGTGGCCATAGTCAATACTACTTCCGAGTCAATAATAAAGGCCAGCGGCTTACCGCCTTCAATATTATTTTCTATCCTATTTTGTTTTACTCCAGGAGTAGACCAATCTATTTCGCTATATCTAATCATTTCAATATTGTATCATTTCTATAAGATTCTGTAAAGGGTATTATACGTAGCATGTAGTTCTAGTTCCAGCGCTATTTGATGTAGCCGCACACTGTCCTATAGAAAAACATACAAAATAATTGGCGCTAGTGCTATTATTAACGTCAAATGAGTTGCAGTTCCATTTTTGAGTTTTATTTACGTTAGGGCAACATGCTCCACTTGTTGTACCACTTAAAGCTCCGCTTCTCGGAGATCCGCTAGGACAACATTGAGGTGCATAATAGTAGCTTCCCATATCTTGATATACACAGGTACAAGAGGTGGTGGTAGTGGTTGTAGTAGTGGTGGTAGTACAGGCTGGGGCTAATGGGGCCGATGGATAAGTACCAGTATTATTGTATGAACAAACAATATTATAACTTCCACAAGCATAGCCAGTATCATCCTGATTACCAATATAATTTTCATCTGGAATCTGATTATTTGTATAATTAATTCTACAATACCATCTATATACTGGCGATGTATATCCGCATCTTCCATCTGTATATTTATATTGACCATAAACGGTTGTTGGGGCACATGCAGATTCGCTATAATCATATGTACTTCCGTCCCAAACTCCGTCTACATAAACTTTTCTTTTATAATATGTAGTTGTATAATCTCTATTTTCTAGTCCCAAACATGAATAGCTAGATGATTCATACCAATATTCACATGCGCCATATGTTGTCTGAGATAATGGCGGGGTATATGTTATTGTCTGGGTAGCCGATGTTCCAGTTTGATTTGCTCCAGAATATATAGTTAAAAGTATAGTTGCTGACGCACCAGAATAAACCCTAAATAAGCTTCCAGAGTCTGCAGTATTAGAACTTGTTTGAGTTGTTCCAGTGTCATTATAGCTTGCAACACCTGTTTGAGTTACTGTTAAATTATAAGATGCTTGATTTGTAGATGACCAGCTTACAGTAACAGTTACTAATTGTTGAGTTGCTGTTGTTGGAGCAGAACCAGTTAAATTTGTAATTGTAGGAGTAACGGCTGCAATTCTTGTTCCCTGTACGCCATTCCCAGCAGGATACCAATTACTAGTACCTGATGCATTTTTCCCTCTAACCCAATAATATCTAGTTGTACTAGAGCTTATTGTTGTATCTAAATATGGGGAAGACACACCATAAAAATCTGGAGTAGTACTATTTGTTGGAGTGTTACCTATATTAGGATTCCAATATACATCATAGCTAGTAGCATTACTTGACCCGCCAAATGTTAATTCGACTCCGTCTGTTCTATTTGTTGTTGCAGTAAGAAATGTTGGAGTAGAGGGCAAAGTTCCTATGGTAATAGATCTTTGATTTGTACCCCTAGATAGTCTTCCTTGTGGATTCCAATACAACTGAGCAGTATATGTTCCAGTATTATTATATGTATGTGTCCAGTTTGAATATGTTGGATTATTAGTTCCTGTTGGCCACGATACTACTTCTGCAGATCCGTCTCCAAAATTCATAATATAAGATCTTGGATATGAAGCGTACCCAGATGGATAAGATGTTGCAGAAACTCCAAATGTAACTGTGAGTGGCGATCCTCCAGATATTGGAGTAGCCGTTAAAGTTGGTAAAGTTGAAGGTGCAATTGGAATACTAGCTGCTGAACCATCAAATATATAAGCAATTCCCTGACCCATGTTTGTTACTATTCCAGAATAAAATCTTGTTGCTTTTCCTGGAGCGGTAGCACTAACTCTAAACTCAAAATAATACCTTGACTGCCCCCCACCAAAAGTTGGTCCGCTTGGCATAACAGTACTTCCATGAATTGGAATAGATGTTTGCCATTTTACAGTAGCTGTTGTTCCAGATGTAGTTACACTATCTGGAGATAAATCAGTTGGAAAAGAAGTGCTAGAAATTGATGCACCAGTAGTATAATTTATATAAGTAATACTAGATGCTGTATCTGCATTATATATTCTCGGTTCAAAATTAAATGTAGTTCCAGATTCATAATCGGCAACTTGTGCCACTATTTCTATTAATCCATCAGAAATAATTCTTGGTGTTGATTGATTATCCATAACATATTCGCCATATCCCTCAACTCCTTTAATATCTAAACTTGTTATTGAAGGAACTGAACCAGTTGTTCCATAATAGCTTACTGGTGCCCCGTAGTGAGCCGTGTAAGAATTTTCTAAATACAATTGAGCAATTATATATTCTCCAGAAGAAAGAGGATTAGAGCCAACTGTGTAGTTACTATATATTGTTAAAACATTTGAAGTATTTGTATCAGATGTATAAGTGGAATCATACGAACCAGCTACATAATCGTATCCAGTTTCTATATTAATTTCTTTTAATAGTGTACCGCCTGGAGACTTACTTGTATTTCTCCACCATCTTAAAACTGGAGTTCCTCCTAAATATCCTCCTGGCTTAATCCACCAACCCCAACGTATTTGAGCATTTACTTCAATTACATCAGCAACTCCAAATCCACTTGCACCAGTCAAAACTCCACCAGATTCAGAAAGAACTGTATAGCTGACTAATGCTGGCTTTCTTTTAATAACTTTAATTGGTTGGGAATAAGCATCTAATGGTCCATCTACGTTTGTAGCAAGTAATTGATAAAATATGTAGTATCCTTCGGCAAGATCTCTGGTTGCTTGGCTTACTGTTGCAAAATCTATTGTGTCATTTCCAGTTAAACTAAATCTTTCTACCTGTCCATCAATATTATCTGAACATAGCATTCTTCTATTAGAAATAGTAATTGGAGTTGTTCCGTCGTATTGACCGTCATCTCCCCATAATTTTAAAAATGTTCCAGATGTTCCAGAATCCGTACTTGCAAATAATTGAGGACTTGTTGCTGCATACAATGGGGCTGTTCCGCTGTCTGTTCCGCTGTATCCTCCAATTCTTATTCTAATTGGATCTGATAATCTTACTGATGGAGCATTTCCTGGCCACATTTTTACCCAGCCATTTATTGTTTTTCCAAAAACTGCTGTGGCTGCTACCCACCCAGAGCTTACTTTAGCCCATACTTTTTTTGTAACTCTCCAGTCTGTTGAAGAACCAGTACTAGCAACTTTTGAAAAAAGACCCATTTATTTTCCTAATACGTAATCATAATATCGCCGACATTACCTGTTGTAGATGATGGGTTGCTTGTTGTATTTTTAATATAAATGTTTCTAACATATGCACCTGAGCTTCCGCCTGGATAAAACAATGGTGCTCCTTTTCTTAATCTCAAGCTTGCGTCTATGCTTATCCAAGGTACTCTGGCTGTGTTTCCAATACCAGTAGCCTGAACAGCAGAAGTAGATGATTTAGATATGTCTCCAAGATACAGTCCTTCTGTAAATATTAATGAAGATTTAGTTCTAGAAAACATTGCAGACTGTGTTCCGCCAGCTAAAATTTCTGTATACCCAGATGTGCTAGTGCTTTCTAATCTGAGTATTTGATCTGATGAAAGTTTTCCATTAGCAAGCGTGAGTGTTGGAGTTAATGTCAAACTTCCGCTACTCGCATTTGATCCATCGGCATTAGCATCAGATGCATCTGAAAGACCTGAATCTGAATAAGCTGTTAAACCACTTGAGGTAATTTGATTTGAAACAGTAATAGTTGCTGCTCCAATGGTTCCGCCAGTAATAGAAGGTGCAGATAAAGATATATTTGAAAATACAGTTCCGTTAAAAAATGCATCTCCTCCAGATGTTAATCTAAAATTCTTTGCTGATATTCCTCCGCCAGTTAGATTAATTGCTGTTCCAGAAGTAGAAAAATCAGATCCGTCATTAGTGCCAGAATGATTGTTGCTTTTTATAATACCTGTAGTTATCTTTCCGCCATCAATTGTAGTTACGTTGCTCATATCTGTTTTTGCCAGGCCTGCAATATCTGTTGCAGATGCATATCCAGTTATAACTGCCGATTTCATTACTACAGTTCCATCGGCTCTCACATAAAAGTTAGAATTAGTATTCCTTGCTCCGCCTGCCCAAAATACAATATCTGTTGCAGAGTTAGTATCTGGGGTAGCAATACCCGCAGTATAAGATGAGCTAGATACTCTTATTTGAGCATTAGATGAATCTAATGTAACTGTACCAGAATTAGATGTTTTATTAACAGAACTTGATCCAACATTCCATCCACCAATATTTGCACTTGCTGTTGTAAATAATCCTGTAGCAGCATCTATTGTAGTTATACCATTTGTTGATGCTGAATTAAATGTAAGTCCAGAACTATTTAAAATATATCCAGCTCCGCTAAGTGCACCTAGTGGAGTTAATGTTCCTGAGTATAAAGATCCTCCAGATATAATACTAACATTACCTCTAAATGTTCCTTGTCTTGCTGTGATATTTCCATCTACCGAAAATGTTGCACCGTCCCATGATAAATAATTACTTGTATCTCCGCCAACCTTAAGTCTTGCGCTATTGGTAGCATTTATATACCAATAGTTACTTGCATCAAAATATAAACCTTTATTGGTTGAAACTCCGCCTACTCCAACTCCAAATTGAAACGGCCCGCCACTAATATAATTTGTTACAGATGGAGTTCCAGTTACTGTTACATCTGGACCAGAAACATATGATGTAGAAGTATTATTATATTCATCATATGTAGCAACTGCAATCTTGTATGTTGCTCCTATTGCTAAACCGCCAAGCCTATATGTAGTACCAGTACCTGGAGAATCTACATAAGAGAATGTTGTATTGTTATCATTACTAAATCTAATTCTGTATCCACGTATTCCTCCGCCAGTAACTGCTGGCCATGATATATCTGCGTATGCATTAAAACCAAGATAGCCACTTGTATCTATTCCGCTAGATACAGTTACAGAAGAAACGTTACTTGGCCCAGTATTATCTACAACAACTGGACTTGTAGGTTCTACTTGAACAGCTGTTCCATATGCTGCAAAAGATCCTAAGTTGTCCATGAATCTTGCACGAACCCAGCGCTTGTTAGTGTTTGGAACAATTACTATTGCTGGATTATTAGATCCAGAAAATACTTTTGAAAATCCAGTAGTAGGAGCAGTTGTATCAGAAGATTCAACTTCTTCTATTTCTATTTTATCAAATGTTGCATCAGATGGAGTAGTGTACGCTACGCTATATCCATTACTAATTGGTGTGGCTGTAATTGTTGCAGATGGAAGATTGTTAACATAAGCTGTTGCTGAAAATGGGACTTCAGTTCCTTCATTACCATAGATATTTACTACCTTAACAGAACCACTAAATGATGTTTGTAATACTCCAAAAGATGCTCTGTTTTGTGAAAGACTTAATGTAAATGATTGTGCTGAAGTTCCTAAAACCGCTTGTGTATCATAAACTTTTGATACTCCTCCAGCGGTTAATGTTATTTTATAGTAACTAAAAAATTCTTCTGCTGGATTATGAGTAAATGATACTTTAAAATCCGTTCCAACCCAAGATCCAGAAGCTGAAGTTGGAAGTGTATTTGGAATAAGTTTTGGAGTTTCAAATTGAGCAGTGCTAAACGGTGATTCTACTCCATCAACAGATACTACAGTTAGTTTAACGCTATGGGCTCTTGGGGGTACCGCTACTCTTATAGTTCCTGCAGATTTTAAAAATCCTACTAGCCTGTAAGGAGAGCCTATTAAAGTTTCATCTTTTATATAAACGTTAACTCTATCAAATGCTTTTGTATATGCTTGTCCATTTGCATCTTGACCGTTCCAAGTAATGATTAGCTGACCATTAAAATAACTTAAATCTGTATTTAAAAACTTAGGGGCTGCTAGTGATGGAATCTTAGCAGTTGTTAATCTAAATCCAGGAGACCATCCGCTTCTAGTTTCATCTTCATATATCCATTGAAATTGAAATGCATACGGAGTATCTAATAGCAATCCTGTAACTGGTACATCAAAATATAATTGATCAGTAGTTAATTGTGTTTTACCAGCCAAGTCTGGCTGTATTGCTCCGCCGCCACCTTCTTCTGCTTTAAAAACCATTTAGAACTCCAACAATAACTTATATTCTATATCTACTGGTCTTCCAGGTTTTTTAATTAATGGTGTAGATAATAGTGATCTGCTAATAATTCCATATGAAGGATCAAATGTATCTTCATCATTTAATCTAATTCCATCAAAATATACTGTGGTTGCTCCGCCAGTTGCTGTTACTTCAACTCCAATTTTAGTAATTGAAGAAGGGTCTGGTAAATTAGGAGACGCAGTGTAATTTGCAAATAAATTACTTAAAGATAAATTTTGAATTTTGTCACCTGTTCCAGAAGAAGGTGTAAAATCTACATAATAATATGCTGAAGGTGAACTATAAAACTTAACACGAATTTTAGATAAATTATTATCTGCTTTTTTATAAGCAATTGAAATTGAATCGTTTACGCTATATCCAGATATGTCATAAGAAATTAATGAATTAGTATATTCTTTTGTAGATCCAGATGATGCATCTATTCTTACCATAGAATCACTAATTTTAGATAGAAATGTATAATTTCCAGATGAATCTTGAGTATTACTTTGAAGAACTGGATTACTTGTTCCATCAAACCAATTAAAATTATTTGTAAAAGAAGTTACAAATTGACTATCAAAATTATTTATTGATGATCTTCCACCAGGATATAATCCAATTTCTGATATTACTCCAGATATGTCTTGAGGTATTGTGGCTTTATAAATAATTCCATAAGAAAATACTGGATCACCATCTACATCTACACCAGTTTGAGATATATCAATGCTTGACAATTCTACTGGAAGTCTATAAAATTCAAACTCTAGTCGTGTATCATTTCCTTTAACGTTAGGAGATGTTGAGCCTATTCCAAAAGCTAGCTCCTTAGAAGAAATTAAACTGTTTCCAGCCAATGAATTTGTTAAAAATCTTTTTCCAAATTTAGTTATCATTGTTTCTGTCTCCTTACATCTACACCTTTAAGAATTCTACCGCTACTATTTGTAACCCTAAATACAACCCTTACGCTAGGATTATTTGCTGCATCATACACTACTGTATTAGATAAAACTTTTATATCAGACAACAATGGAGTCGAATTGCCGCTGGACTCATCATCTGGATTGGTATCATCTGGATTAAATTCTGCTCCAGAAACTTCTTCTAAAACATTTAGTACGTTTTCCGCCTGTTGTCCAGAAAGTCTAGCCGCCGCCGCATTTGCATTTAAGAATGCTAAATAATTGGCATTTGTTGTATTTGCAAGCAAGGAGTCTGCAACCGTTGCTAGCGGAGCTGCGGTTGGTTGAGAACTTGATGAGGTCTTTGATTGCTTTGCCATTTTTTTATTATACCATTTATTAACTATAAATAGATCTAGTAGTTATTCTGGTGTTTATCCCCCCATCAAAACTAGTGTCTACATTAGATACTATAAATTTTTGTGTTCCATCTAGTCCGTTAGAAGGATAACTAATTGTAACAAGATCTCCTACTGAAATCAAGGGGTTTGAGAATATTTCTAACTCACATACCGATTGTTTTTTAGACCATTGATTTTTAATCCAATCAGATAACGATTTAGCATCATCTTCCGTTTGAATCCATGTTGACTCAAATGTAACCTGTTCTGGACTAGTAAACTCATTAACTGTTTTATCTAAATATTCATTTTGTCCAGACTGAACTATTGTATTTCCAATAATACTAAATGAGGCAAATTGAGAATCATCTAACGGAACAAAAGTTCCTGCATTATTTAAAACATAAACCTCTGCACCAAACGAGGTAAGTCTTGATCCTAGTACCTCTACATACTGACTTAATCCAGTACTTGGAAATATTGGAAATCCAGGACGAGAATCATATTTAATATTTATTTTTCTTAATTCTCTAGCAACCGTTCCAAATTCATCTACCTTTCCACCTGGCAGTGTAGCTTTTTCAAAATTACTGGTAAGTTTTTCTCCATAAAGGAAGTTTAATGTTGTAGAACCAAATCTTCCATAATATTGATCCTGCATAATTCCATTTTTATATTGTTCTTCATTTAACGGAACAGCATATACGTAATCAAAAAATGCTGAACCAGTGCTTGAATAAATAGCTATGTTTGATGTTGGAGATATAATATCTGTTGTATCTAATGCTGATATCTTAAAGTTATTAATGAATACATCTATAAGAACTGCTCCTGCCGTTGAATCATAATTTACACGAATATCTATTTTATAAGAGACTGAACCAGCAATATAATTAAGAGTTTTTTGTTTTTCATTTTGTGAGTCAGTAAGTGGAATTTTAACTCCATTTATAAGTTTAAATATGCCAAGAGATCTGTCTGATCCGCTATCTGCTAAATTACTTGTAGTTTCCATAGAAACATAATAGCCATTCATTCCGTTAGCGCTTGTAAAAAATCCTATTCCTCCAGCCGCATCTACGTCTTTTACGGTACTCTTAAAAAACATACCTGTGCCAAATGTGTAGTACTGTCCAGTACTATCTACTTCTAAATTTTTTACTGCCACAGAATTTAAATTTTTATTTGTAGAATCACAAGTTATTTGAAATAAAGATTTTTGAATTTTTTTAACAGATGGGCTAGTGGTTTCTACTGGAGTAGATTCTAGGGTTGGGGGAGTAGCAATTGACCATGCAACATCTGATGCCGTACTACTAACAACAGTGGTATCTGTCGCTGCATTAGTTTTAAAAATATTATTATATCCATTCCATCCGACTGCCGCTCCAGATCCTGCAGCTGTATGAGCTGCTGGAGTTGTCCCAAATGCACCTCTTGATTTTATTCTAACCCTACCAGTTTGTCCATAAGCTTTATTTGCTGGAATTAATAAAGAAACATCATTTGCAAACTTTTGCAAATCACTGTTCTTTTCTATAGGAATTTTTGTTACTGTTCCTAATTTATTTACATATTGATATTCAATAGCATCATACTCTATAATTTCAGAATCAATGACAAAGTATCCAGAATAGTTATATATAATTTGAGTAGTTTGTTGATTTACAGTAATTGGCGATAGACTTATCCACTCACCAGCTGCTGATGTAGCAGACAATGGTGTATTTAAAGAATATGCTCCTAAATATGATGTTCCCGATTTCCATAAAGGTTGGGCGCTCCCTAAAAATTCGCTAGCTGTTACTGGATTCCATAAAATTTTTACTTGATTAGATGCTGGTAAATCTCGTTTTTGTAAAGATAAAATATTTGGTAGAGTATTTCCATCTTGTGAATACTTAAAGTTCCAGTTAGGCGTTGTTTGAGAAAATAGGTAATCCCTAGTATAAAATTGTAAAACATTCTTTTCATCAAATGTGGCTACCATTTGAGAATCTCTACAAATTTCTTGTATACAATTCCAAACATTTTGAGAGTCATCTGTCCACCAATATATTGGACTTAGTATAGACTGATCTGTTATTGTGGTTCCAGAAGACTTATAGTTAATATTATAATTTGTAAATCCAACATTATCTAATAATTTTCTAATAATTCCTATAGCAGAAGTGTCTTTACAAACCAATCCTGGAGAAACAATATCTTGCAAAATTTTAGCACCATCTAGTGCATCTAGGTTAATATCTCCAAATTCTGATGTGGTCCAATTGTTTACATAAAAAGTTCCTTGTTTTACCTTTTCATAACTTCCTTGACTATCAGATAGTGGTGCTCCAGAATAATAAACTTTTATATAGGGATCTAATTGTACACTTTTATACATGTATAAATAAGAAGAATTAAATGCTGTTCCTTTTTCATATGAAATTATTTTTCTTGGAGACTCATATGACACAAGGCTTGCTGACATTGAGTTTGCAGATACTTTTCCAACTGGAAGTATGTCGTCTGCACTAGTTGATGATTCTTGAGAAATAGAAAAGTCTACGAGGTGTGGTGTTATGTCTGCCACCCATCTTGGAGACAATTCAATTACACCTACATGTGCGTCTGTTACTGCAGAAGTTGAAAGAGATAATCCTGTAATTGAAATTGGAGTAGCTAGAGATGTTGGTTCTGTGGTACTCCAGGAGGTGCCATTATAATATAATACGAGTGTGCCCGCATCATAATTCTTAGATCCACCTGTTGTAAATGGTTTTATATTAGCACTAGTTCCTGTTGCTAAAACTGTACCGCCTTCTTTTGATATAGTCCATGTTGCAGGAATAGAATGTGATATTTCAAATCTTACAACAATTTTATTGGTTAGTATTGCTTGTGGATAAGTAATGCTTATGCTTGCCCCAGAACCCTTTTGGGATAACCAATATTTATAATAAGTATCTGAACCAGCATAATAAGTTCTATAATTTAATGGATAATCTATATTTTTAGGGTCTTTCCATGTATTTAAATCTACATCTCCAAAGACTCCGTACTTTACTCCAGCGCTAAGCGGTCTAAATGGCTTAACAACAGAAGATGCTGGAAATAATTTTTTATAAGGTTTTGTTCCATCTGGTCTAATATAATCTGATCCAGTTACAGAAATATTATCTACCATTGAATTCATATTATATTCAATAGTACAACCTATATTTGTTTTAACAGTTGTATTCTCTTCTATTAATGTTTTGACTGCTGGAGCAATAATCATTATACTTCTTCCAACTCAATAGATACATTCCAGTGTGGCTGTAGGCCACGCTTAACAACTGAAAAATTACAGCCTCCAAATACTACATTATATTCTTCATATCCAGAAGATGTTTGATCAGTACCATTTTTAGCTAAATTAATTCTAATCTTAAATGACTGTTGACCTTCTTCGCTTAAATAAAAGGACCTAATATCTTCTGCTCCCCATGCACCATCAACTGTTAATGTTCTATATGATGGCAGCATTGACCAAGATACTGAGAATCTTCTTTTATCAGTAGTATAATTTTTTCTAAGTGTTCCATTAGATGTTCTAACTGCTTTTTCAATTCTATCAACAGAAACACTTAAATCAGATCTATTATGCTCAGTAACCTTGTTCCAAATCTTAGTTGTGCCAGCGGGAGTGGCAAGAAGGTCTTTGGCTTCTATGCTTAAAATTGATCCTCTAGGTAAATACATTGCCATTATACTTGTCCTCCAACATATCGACTAGGTCCTTCTTTGGCATTAATTAATGCTAGTTCTTGTTTAAATTTACGCATTACATCATCGGCAGTAACATTTGTTCCATTTAAGTTAATGTCTATATTATACAGATTATTACTATTTGGGCTATTTGATATGTTAACTCCATTAAATTTTGTTTGGCTAGGTATATTAAATTTTGGCATAGTAGCAGCATTTGGATAAACCATTCCAGCAGTATCAAACTTAATTCCTTCTACCTTACCACCATCATTTAGTGCATAAGGAACTCCTGGAACAACTCTTCCTCCAAGTGCTCTTCTGGCAGACATTTGTGATGGAATTACTCCTTCAAATTTTTGAGCAACCGCCTGTTTTCCAAATCCAAATTTACCCTTTTCAACTTTATATTTTCTTCCATAAGTGTCAGTAAATTGATCTCCAACCTCTAAACCATCTGCAGCAATTATTGCGCCTTTAGCATCATTTGTTAAAATTCCACCTGAGTAAGCTTTGTTAACATCACCACTTTGTCCACCCTTTACAAGGGCGGCTGAAAACGCTGCAGCATTATTAGTATAGTCTGCAAACTTCCCTTGTGAAACTTTCTCTGCCAGAATTGTTACTTCTTTTACATTATTTAATCCATTTTTAAGAGCTTGAACTATGTCTTCAGGCTTTGAAGTAATTCCTAAAGAAGTTCCAAGTTTACCAAGTGCCGCTAATGTATTTTGATATTCTGGGGTCTTATCAAACTGCGGAATTGTTTTTAAATTAAAAAGAAGGGTTTGAAGCTGAGAAGTATAACTTGTCATTGAAGTATTATATTCGGCAGCTCTTGTTTTTAGATTAGATAAACTTTCTCCAGCTATAGAAGCCTTATCAGCAAGGTCCTGGTTCTTTTTGCTTAACTTATCAATCTGATCCTGTAAAGGTTTAATATCTAGCTCAGCTTTTGCTACAATTGCTTCTTCTGCTGCTGCACGATTCTTTTCATTCAAAAGTTGTTCTATGCTTAATTGTTCTTCAGCATAAGAAGTCATATTTCCAGTAGCCAAAGCTTGTTGAGCCCTTAACTGAGCTTTTTGAATTTCTAACTGAGCATTTTCTGCATCAGTTTGTTTACGAATTCCATCAACTTTTTCTTTGGCTTCTTTTCTAATAGCTTCGATTCTCTTATTTAATCCTTCAACAACTTTTCTAGAATCTATTTGTGATTTAGCAGATTGTCCTTTAGCAGCTGTCTCTAAAGCTTTTATCTTATCTGTCATTCCAGTATAAGTTTTATTAATCTTTACTACTTCATTATTTTGTTGAATTTGACTTGCAATTATTGAATTAAGAGATACCGCTGCAATTGCCGCTTCTCCACTAAGAGACTTAACATTTAATGCTACACCAGCTACTACTAGTTGATATTTTGCCCATGCAGATGTTAAGCTGTCTGTATTATTTAATACATTAGCTAGTTCATGATCAGTTTTACCAATTTCATTAATAATATCTTTTGTTAATTTAGATTGAGTTGTATAAGAACCATTCATCTTATCAATTGTTTCTTTTATAGCAGCCCCAGTAGTTTCAGCAGATTTTGCAGAAGAATCACCAACCTGTGAATTCTTTTTAATAATCTCTGCTAAAGTTCCATCCATTGCTTGGAATGCATCATGAAGAGCTCTAGCCTTAGATTCTGCATCTCCAGTTTGCATTGCAGATTCAAATGTTTTAGCAGTTTGTTTTGCAGCATCTTCTAAAGTTTGAATAGACTGGAAAGCCTTTGTGCCAATTGCTCCTCCTGCAAGGTTTGCTTTTTCTGACATTTTAATCATAGTAAATATTTTTGCTGTTGCTTCTTCTGCAGTATCTCCAGCAGCCATGAATTGTGCCTTCAACTGTATTGCAACGCTTTTAACATCTCTACGTTCTATTTGATTAAATAAATCAACATAGCTACCCATTGTTTTTTTAACTTCTTCTTTAAGCTTTTTATACTGTTCAATAGTCATATTCATAGGAACATTAGCCTTTGTCATGCTTTCATAAATCATAAGATTTCTTTCCTTAAGATCTTGTGCATTTGTAATAGCCTGTTTCATTTTATCGTTATAACTAGTATATTTTAAACCAGCCTTTTCTGCAGCATCAGCATCCATGCCAAATGCTAATCTTCCAGTTTCTAATGCTTTTGCCTTAGCTTTTTGAATATCTATAAAAATTTTAGTTCCAATAGTAAGTGCAGTTAAAGCAGCACCTAATGGTGTTGCCATTCTTAGTATGCCCGCAAATCCTCTTATTAGTGGTCCTATTGCTTTTGTTATTCCAGTTAATCCACCAGAAAATGCTCTTAATTTTGTAGCTGCTTTTTCAAATGGGCCAAAGGTCGTTGTGGCACTCTTTGCAAGGTCCTGTACGCCCTGTGGCAGCTTACTAGCCATTCTTACACCCATTCCAGGCTTTCCGCCACCTAAGCCTCCAAAACCTACCATAGAGCTTAATATAGATGATCCCATGGATATTGCTGAGCCTAAACCGCCACCTATCTGATTTCCAAGCATCTGTCCGCCACCATAAATTGCTGCACTGCCAAGTAGTCCTTTTATAAATCCGCCACGATTATATCCTCTAACCATTCCACCTGTATTATATTTTTGTCCATTTTGAGATGGGATCATTCCGCCATTGCTGTAACCCTTAACCATTCCCCCACGATTATATCCTCTAACCATTCCACCTGTATTATATCCAGCAGAACTTAATGTTGAACTTAAAGGTTCTGGCATTGCTGCATGAAAAAATGTTTCTTCAGAACCAGCTTCTCCACGCAATCTATCAAACGATAGCTCTGTTCCATCTGATAATGTTAATGAATCTAAAAATGAACTTGAGCCTCTTGAAGATTTATCTGCTAACATTCCTGGGGTTGATGAAAATTTTGTCCATGCTTCTCTTATAGAGGCAGATTCTCTTGATAGAACCCTATTTGTAACCGCATAAATAGGATTGTTTGAATCATTAATTAAATCAAATTTTGTTAATTCTTGAGCGTATTCTTCAAAAATTTTATCTGAAAGTTTAGATGCTTGATCTGGAGTAATTTTTCCAGCTTTTACTAAAGACTGCAATAAAACATCTGCTGAAGTTCTATGTCTACCAGTTCCGCTCATCATTGAAAGAAGTAAAGCGTCTGGAGGTACTCCAGGCCCATACTTCATTTCAGCATTTATTTTTTGTCTACTTATTGTATTTCCTGCAATAGGTTTTCTTCCTCTAGCAGACAACATCTTGTTATATGCTTTTGCAACTAATGGATTTGTAAATGATGAACCAAATACTCCCTGTGTTCCCTTTACTTCATATTCTGTTTTAGATAAACCTGGTTTAAAACGACCTTGAAATAATGATTTTAATACACCAGTTGGAACGATTCTTCTTGCTGCAGCAGCAATTACTCCACCAGTTCCATATCTCGGACCATTATTTCCACTTCCTCCATTTATTGCACTAAGTAGTGGAAGGTTTGCTTGTGCAGCTTCTCTATTTACTACAAACTCTCCTGGGGTTAGCATTGCTGGTACAACATCTGCATTTACATTTGGGCCAGGAACCACATTTCCTTGATTTGCAGTAAATACATATCCACCATTATTAAACTTTTTAGGAATAGTTGTTTCAATATTATATCCTGCGCCAGATGTTCTTACGCCAAGAACTCCAGCAATTTTATTAATAAAATCTTTTGTTTTACCTTTTTTGAAAAGTTCACGCATATTTGATTTACCAGTTGCGTCAACTACTGGTTGATTTAATGTAGGAACCATTGTTGGATTAATTGTTCTTCCCATTGAAGCCGCAGTAGCAGAAACAGAAGAAGCAATCATTTGTTCAGTTTGTAGATTAAGGGCTACAATCTTTGCTCTAGCAGCTTCAACTGTTAATTTACCTGCACGAAGCTCTGCTACAATCATTGCAGACTCTCTTGCTGCGTTATCTGTAAGATTTGAAACAACTGGTAGAATATCATCAAACTGCATCATAAATTCTTTGCTTACAGTTCCAGTTGCAGCAATTGTTTTCTTTAGCATCTCAATTTCTGCTTTTGATTGCATGCCAAGGGTTGCCATCATTGCATGCCATCTAGCTGCTTCGCCAGAAACAATACCTGTTGATACACCCTTAACTGTTGTTAGTCCAGGTACATTTGGCAAAGGCTCGTTCATATAAATTTGTGGGTTTTGACCAATTGCTGCGTTTACTGGAATTGCTCCTGGAACCATTCCAAACATTGTTTGAGATGCTGGATCTCTTCCAACCCTTGAAACCATATGAGAGCTAGCTCTTGTTCCGTAATCTCCAACTAATGGATGATCTTTGTTAACAACTCTTTGTCCGCCTACACCCATTACTAAATTGCCAGCCATTGTACTAACTGCTGGATTTACTGCCATTGCTCCTGATTTTGCTTTTGCCTCTAGCATTGCAAATTCATCAAGTAGGTTCCTTAAAGCTTGCTGTAGTACAGCCGCTGCTTTAGCATCACTATAGAATGATTGTTCAACTAATTTACCAGCTTTTTCTGCAGCCAACATTTCTGGAGTTAGATATTTCCATCCTTCTCCACCTTTAAAGAATGCCTTCATATGAGCAGCACCCTTTAGTAAATATCCAAAGAAGTTTGCAAGCACACCCGTGAGCATAATTACTGGACCAATAACTGCCGTTAGTCCTCCAACAAGTGCCAGTATTTGTTTAACTGGCTTTGGTAGATTATTAGCAAATTGAACTACCTTATCTACAACTTGAATTAAAGCAGTATTTAAAGTTAAAAATTGTTCACCTATACCAGCTAAGTCTGCCTTTAATGATTCAAGTGCTCTTCTATATTTACCTGATGCTGATTCTGTAACCTGACTTAATTCTCGACCAGCGACATTTGCTAAGTCCTGAGAAGATGTTTTCATTAAATCTAATACTTTAAGAGTCTGACTGCCCTGTTTACCTAAATTTTCAAATAATGCATTTAGTCTTGAAAATTGAAACTTTCCAAATAATTGTTCAATTGCTTGTTGTTTTTGAAGGGGATCTAAGTTATCTAGGGCCCCTTGTAATGCTAACAAGGTACCAGTTAAATTACCAGCATTATTGTTTACAATTCCTAAAAGGTCTATACCTAAATCTTTAAATTTTCCAACAGCAACATCTGTTGGGTTAATTAAAGATGCAAGAGCAGATTTGAGTGCATTTGCACCTTCTGCTGCATTAATTCCGCCTTCTTTCATTGCCGTAAGATAAAGCGCTAAATCTTGAATACTTCCACCCAATCCTTGAACTACGGGACCAGCTTTTGGAATTGCTTCTATAAGGTCGCCCAGGCTTGTTGAAGTTTGGTTTTCAACTGCGTTAAGAAAGTTAATTGATTCTGCTAGTTGAGTAGTATTTTGTTTAAATGCGGATTGAATTGCAAGTGTTGCTTTCATTGCATCTTGTCTATCAACTTCTCCAAGTACTGCTAGTCTTGTTGTTTCTTTTACTGATCCCAACAATTCATTGCCAGTTTTTCCAGTTGCTGCAATATCTGCTGCTAAGCCAATTGTTTCTTTAAAATTAACACCTAAAGCAGAAGATAATTCTTTTGCTGTAGCAGAAACTTCAGATCTAACTCTACCCAATTCTGCTGCAGAAGTTCCCGAAACATCTCCATAAACTTTTGTAAGACGAACTAATTCTTGATCTGCTTCTCTAAATGCTTTAGCAGCTTGTGCTCCAAATGCTGCAAGTGGAACTGTTAAACCTACTGTTAACTGACGACCTGCCCACTGAGTATTTTTACCCCAGTTAATAAGTTGTCCCGCACCATCTTGAAGAACTTTGTTCATTATTTGAAGTTCTTGTCTTGCTAGTGCTGCTTTATTTTTTACCTCATCCAGACCTCTTGGAACATGCACGTTGAACTGCATGAGTCCCTGTGCATTTCTGCCTAGCGGTTGTAATATTGAGTTCTGTAGAGCTACTTGCTGTTTTGCTAAATCTCTAATAAGTCCGCCAGATGTTTGTGCATGCTGTCTAAAAGTATTAAAATATTGATTTAGTTTTAATTTTCCGCCATCTAAATTTTTACCAAACTTTTCTACATCTGATTGTAGGCTTACAAAGTGTGTTGAGAACTGTCCAGTACTTCTGAGAGTATCTGAAAACGATCTATTCATGACAGCAATTTGATTTGCCATCATCTTATTGGAGTTAGCTAATTGTTCCTGTAATTTTGATAGGCTGGCAGTAACCTTATGCACATCTGCAATAAGGGCTGAAAAGTCGGCATTAGCGACTATCTTGGTACTGATTGTTTCGTCAGCCATGTATATTAAACTACTCCCTGAAGTATCCTAATCCCGCTCCAATTCCAAATCCAGCTTGCGCTGCGAAATTTCCTTGTAGCGAAACAACATCGTTGCTAGTTGCATTTATTCCTGCTGCTCTCAAACGAATGTCTTCGAAACTAGGGCCTCCTTTTTTATCATCTTCGTACTCACCTATTTCTACTCCCTTTAAAGACGCAAAGAATTTTTTATCTTCATGATCTTTTTTCTTTAAAGCTTTTAAAGTATTAATAAGTTCTGGCATTGATAAATTTTCTTCAAGTTCATCGTAATTTTTCCAATGTCCTAAAAGAAAAACTTCTCCTTCTAAAGCGGCTAAGTCTAGTTCTGACCAGCCAGAACCGCTGCCGCTAGTAGGTTTGGGTCGTCAAGTTTAATTCCTCCGCAAACTTCTAGAATGCGGTTCATTGTTGGAACATCAATAGCATCTTCAAATGCTTCTCTGTCTGCTACTAGGTCTGGTAGCTGTTTTTCTAGTGCAATTGCACATGCATCAATTAAGATGTTTAGTGTATCATCTTCTGTTTGTGACTCTGCTGTCTTTTTAATAGCTACCATGAACTTACGAAGTTCCTTGATTGATAGTGGTTTTAGCTTTACGGTCTGCCCGTTTTGTAGCTGTACCTCTTCTACGTCATATACTGTTGTTGCCAATTTAATCCTCCTAGGATCTAGTCATAATCATTATACTAAAAGAAATATACTAATACAACCACAAAGGCCCCCAATTTCTTGGGGGCCCTGTAGATAATTATTTAATTATTATACAACCAATACACGGTCAATAATCTTACCGTACTCTTGTCCTTCGTAGCCGCTCATAGCGGTTGGAAGTAGACGGAATGTTACTGGGAATGTAGTTGGGGCTGATCTTGCCAATGTGAAAGCTGATTGCTGCACTGACAAAACACGACGTGCATAGTATACACGCTCTGTCTGAGAACCTGATGTTGTTGGTGCTTCACCAATTGCAATAAGCTGACGCTCTGTTGGTGCAATACCAAGAGCACCTGCTGCGATACCTAGGGTATCTTTCTTTGATGTACCAGTTCCTGAAGAAATAATTGTATTATTCTGAGAAATTGCGGTATTGTTAGTTGGGTCATCTGGCTGTCCGAAAATAACTAGAACGTTTTCTAGTGTACCTTCTGATAGTTCAGTTGCAATCATAACCTCCATCGCTGACTTGAACAGCTTAGCTGTATCAAGAAGCTGATCCACTGTTACTGAATCATATGTTGGGTTATAAGTAATCTGCAAACCATTGTTTGTGAAACCTACGTTTCTGTAGTAGAATGTTCCAGAATCTTTTGCGTTAAGGGTATCTCTATAAGATACTCCTGTAGCAAATGCTGAAGCATTTGTTGTTCCTGGCTCTGAATTCTCATATGTTGCATATCCTGCTGCTGTTGAATCAATGTTTGAAATGAACAACGGGGACGCACCGACGAGAATATTTTTAGCATTACCTGCGTTTTGTGCCATGTGTTTCTTACCTCCTATATTTCAATATATATATATTTTTTAAAATCTTAAATTAAAGCTGGCTAGGCTTCTTTCCTCTTAGGATAAGTTTATTCCATTATGGGTAAAAAGGCAAACCTCAGAGGAACCTGCCCTGACCATCAGTAATTCTAGAATACTTGATTTCTAGTATAACTTCGGCTGAAAAGAATCCTTGAAGCTCTTCTGAAGGCGCTGTAGGGGATATATCGGCTATATGGACTGTATGAAACTTGAATTTATTTGATAGACCAGACCATTTATTTATGCTTTTTGCTGATTCATCAACACGCCTAAACTCATCTGTCATATAGTTTCTTATCTCATTTATTTCTGAAAGATCAGTTGAGTATATTGTAAATAATATCTGTTCACAGCAAATTAGCCAATTGTCCTCATAAGACATTCCTATCTTATCGTAGACTATATGCTTTTTACCACTAAGGAATTGATTCATTTCTGCAGACTGTTGAACTGGAATAATTGGAACTATATTTTCATTTAGATTATCACTCCAATAATCTGTTTCATCAAATATTTCCCTAGAGTATAATTCTTTCCATAAATATTTTCTTAGCTCTAGCATTGCGTCTAGTTTATAATTTGCTGTCACATTACACCTCCAAATGCTGATGCTAAAGCTGCGTCTGCCTGAGACCTTATAGTATTGGCGGAAAATGAATACTGAACCTTTTTAATATCAGAAGGAACTTTTAATGCTTTAGTCATACTGGAATTAAATATTTTTTGAAACCCAGATCTTTTAATAGATTCATTTACAAGCCTTCCACTAAAAAATCTTGAATGGGCCAAGGTAAACTGATTACGTGCTGCCGATCCGCCAGGTCTTTTAATATTTACAGGTTTTCCTTTAGGCATAAAAACTGTTTCTCCATCAACTTCAAAAACTAATCTTTCAGAATTTTTTGGCCTAATAACTAATGGATTTCCCTCTTCCATTATCATTGCCTTGTTTACAAACACATGTCGTCTTTTACCTTTATTGCCTGGAACCATTGATTTAGATGGCAGCAGCTCATAGTTTACTCTAAAAGATAATCCCTGATCTGAAATCTTATTTAACTTAAAAAGTCTTGCTGTTTTATTTCCAGCTTTTTTCCATTCATAAACATGATGAAGTGATTTAGGCTTAGATCTAGCTAATGCATCAATATAGTTTCCAAAATCTAAATTTATCTGATCAAACATTATTTTTGTAAATGCATTTTGAAATTGTTTATTTGTAGTTAGCTTGGATATTACAGATGCTTCATAATATACATATGCAGATATTTGTGCAACAGTACTATCTTTAAGAGGTCCGTTTTGATTAGCAAACATCATTCTTTCAAGTCCGCTTGAAGCCTGAACTAGCAATGCACTATTGTCCAATTTGCTGATTCTCCGATCTCTTCATTGATGAATTGTATCCAAGGACTCTTCCAAAAGGGTCTGTGATTGGAGTTGTTCCCATTACTTCAAATACAGTTGGTGTCTCGTTTGGAAAATTTATTTCTGTCCAAATTGTATTTCCGTGTTGGTCACGGATATTTGTTATCTTTTCTCTAGATATTAACCTATCAGATGTTCTTACCTGAATAATTTGATCATTAATATATTTATTACTAAATACTTGCTTATCGCTTGATCTGGTTGTAGCAGAGTTACTTATAACTCCTTTAGCATGACAATTAATTGTTTTATAATAATGCCACTCTCTTTTAATTGCACCCGTATCTGGATCTTGCATATCTGATTGACGATAAACGTCTAATTTCATTGAAAGGACTGAGTCTACTAATTCATTCATTATAACAACATGATCTGAGAAATTACGTAATTAGATAGTAGTTGGTCTACATATAAATTACCAGTTCCAGAAGATGCTCCTCCAGAGTATTCAAAGTCCCAGTCAAATGTTGAAATCTTTTTAATATATTTATTTCTCCAAGCAAAGTCTTTTGAAAAATAATCTTTCATTAATTCTATACATGCTAGCTCTACTTCATCTGGAACTTCTTCGTAGCCAAATCTTCCGTAAACCTGATATCTATCGCCCTGTTTAAAAAAATCTGCAGATTCATGAATACTAGGCGGAATCATTCCATTAGATGTATATACGGTATTGTCTAAGCCAGACGTTCTATCAATTCTTATTCCAAACCCGCTCTCAGTAACATTTACTGACTTTGACCAGTTATTAATTTTTGGATTGGATAATGAGTCTATTAAAAGATAATCGTTCATATACATTCTATGTATTTGAATTATTTTAGTATTAAGTATTAATGTATCTGAATCATTTCCGTATAATAGGTGAGTTTCATCATATGGATAAAAAGTTTGACCAGTATAATTTTCAATTATTTTACGTGCATATCTTTCAGCTAATACCAGCTCTGCGTATGATTTATAATTTGGATCAGATCTATCCGCACCATAGCCAAGCTCCTCACGAGTCTGTTCCAAATCAGTATATGATTTCACAACATATAAATTATGTTCTCTTGTTTGAGCTGTTCCCATTACGTTATAGGCCCAACGTAATTTTAATGTTCTGGATCTTGAAACTACATTTTGAGGAAGAAATACCTGATAGATACCAGCATCTTCTTCAACTTTTTCTGCAGTCAGGGTTGCTTGAATTGTAGTAGGAGAAACTGGATTAAGTGGATCGTTTGTTATGTCATACACCAATACTGTTGGAAGGTTGTCAGAGTCTTGCTCTTCACCCCTCCAATAAACTTTATGCTTTACTGGTGCTGTAGATCCTACGTAAATCTCCATAGTGTAGGCTTAGTTAGTTGTAATACTCCTGGACTTCCTTTGGAGTTGCTAATCTAAAGCCGTCCTCCTTATCAAAAATTTCTTGAGCGTATTCTTTGCTCATTGCAATAAATGGGTGTTCTTTTGTGAACGTAAATCCCATAATATCATATCTAAAATTATCTCTAGTCATTCTTACTAAAACTGTGTTTTCTGGCTGATCTGCTTTAGGATCAAATTTTGGTAGTACTTCTGTTGCCATATCTTCAGAATCTTCTTTCATGTTTTCAATGGTCTTGTTATATACAGACCAAGTTACGCCTTCTTCTGCAAGGGCCGCAATAATGTCAGCTTTATTTTTTAAGCCTTCTGTTTCAACTGCAAAATCTTCTGCGATTTGCTTTAGCTCTGATACTTTTAATGTCTCAAATGACATATAAATCTCCTATTTCTACTTATAACAATTATAGCATTATTAAATTAAAATGAAAAGCCCCCTAAAAATTAATTTAGGGGGCATTTCTGAGATCTAAATCCTAATAATTAGGAAGCGACCTTAACGTTCTTTACAACGACCCAAGCGTCTGCCTGCTCGATTTGGCATCCTACACGAGTATACATTGTGTACTCGATAGAATCCTTACGTGGCCAGAAGAATCGGTAAACGGTTACATCACGCTTGATACCAATAACTACGTTATTTGGGAATGTCAAGTGGATATCTCCGTGTGATCCTGTTGGGTTGGAATAATCACCAGTCTGTGTTTCTGGAAGAAGTGGTACTTCAACGATTGGAATACCAAATGCAAATGGAGCTACATAGCCAGCTGGACCACCTAGTGGTTCAGTTCCTCCACGGATAATGCTTGATGCAATATCTTGTGGAATTGTCTGGTTTGTTCCAATGCTGTTCTTGTACAGGAAGTCCTGAATCAAGTTTGATCCTGCTAGGAAGCGAAGATCTCCACGGCGTTGCTTGTACTTACGTGGCATTGCCTTAAGAGCCTTGTTAAATGCTTCACGGCTGATTTCTGCGCCGCCGTTATCAACGACACGTCCGTTAGCCTTTGACTTTGCAACTACACCCTGGAATGCTGAAAGCAATCCTGTGCCAGTTCCTGTACCGTTAAGGATTACATCCTCAATATCGTTACCTGCCTGTGTTGCCATCAAACGTGCAATGTGATCTTCAAGATCTGCACCTTCAATATTGTCTTCTAGAGATTCTGTTGAAAGCTCCCAATCCATGCGGAGTTTCTTTGTTGTTAGAGAGATCTTTGAGAAAGTAACAGCGGCGTTTGTGCCAGTGTTATCTCCTTCAGCTGCGACAGTCATAAGTCTTTCGCCAACTGACATACGATCAATCTCAGTGGTATCTGCTCTCATTCGGACAGTACGTGCAACTTTACCAATTACGGTAGCGTCGAACATGTAGTCTAGGAAGCGAGCTGATTGTTCTGGGTTAAGCAATCCACCGTTTCCGTTTTCGGAAGCACGGTGTACACCTGTTCCACCTGTAGTGGAAGCGAATGTACCTGTAGCTGTTGTATTAGCTGCAATTGCTTTTTCTAATGTTTCATTACTCATTTTATATTTCACCTACCTTTTTTAGTTAAAAATTTCGTTCACGGAACCGAGGAAAGAACCGTTCCACTTTGATTTTTTGATTGTTACCTCCTGAGACCCGCCAAGGTCTGAGGACTTCTTAATTGCAGTCTCTGATTCTACTGCATCGACACGCTTTTCTACACCATCAATCGTGTTCTTGATGTTTTCTACAGCCTTTGAAAGGGCTGCGTGTTGTTCTGCCAACTCTGAAATTCGACCATCTACGCTCTTGCTAAATGTTTCAACTGTATCTTTGATAGCTGAAACCTGTGCTGCATTTGCTTCTGAAGCCTTGTTCAATGTCTCTGAGAAAAATCCCTTAAGATCGCCAAGCATCTTTGCAAAATCAGGTTCATCAACCATAACTTCTGATACGTCGGCTGGTTTTTCTTGAGGTTTTGGCGGAGCGGGTCG